ACCGTCAAGATCTAAATCCTCGCCCCCAACGTCAGCAGGAAGCAGCTCAAGAGAGTCTGTGTCATTCTCTGCCACGGGAGATACTGGAGTAGGATCACCATAAGCTTTATTGAAAATACCACCACCGTAAACATACTTATTCTTAATGTCTTCTGTGCTATTGGTATATGTATTAAGGTTCAGAGACTTCATCTGATTAGCAATAGTAGCGGCAACATTAACTGATACCGGAACGCCCGTAACATCAGATTTCTTGTAAGCCTTAGCGTATTCCTTGAACCACTCGTCGCTAGTCTTATTTGCAACAAGATTAACAACAGCAGAAACACCATCAAGGGCGTGTTTAAGATATTCAATATTTATCGCATTACCAGTTGATCCTGACAAAATACTGGTAAAGTAAGATTGCTTACCCTCCCAGCCTTTTCTCCACCAAGTATAAGGGATTCTATAAATCTGATTAATCTTGATAGCTCGGGCATCACCACCAAAATAGTTTACCAGTTTCTTTTGAATACCATTCCAATAAGTCTTATGAGGACTATTGGCATTATGATCCAAAATCCAGTAACACTGATAACCATTACGAGTATCAACAACCCAGCTTGGCTTTACTGGAAAGTTATTGATCTGATTCAGGAATTCCTTTTTCTTCTGCATGACGATACTGGGCTTAAAATAACGACCCTGATCATCTCGCCCAGCATCCATATCAACAAAACAAGCACGAATTCTACTAATAGCATACTGCTTACGTCCACCATTAACATAGAAGTAAGCATCAGCACCCTGACTATCATTGGCAATGGCAACAGTAGTAAGATGATCTGTGTGATTCATACTGCTAATCTTCTTACGAGGATCACCATTGTAGCAGAAAATCTGCTGACCACCAAAAGAATCAAAAAACTTATTTCGCAAAGTAATCTGATCTCTTGTTCCAATAGCACTATGAGTCTTATCGAACGGATTAAAAGCCAAAGTATCGCTAAACATTTGTTTTCCTTTTTCCACTTCCCACCTACAATTTTGATATTGGGACAGTAAACACTACCGTCAAAAGCAATATCCTAAAAGATGGTAACGGAATCGAACCGTTATTGCACGATAGCAGAAACTATATAGGTGCTATCTTACAAGTTACCAAACACCACCTTGACTATCAAGAATCAATACTGGTCATCCTCATCGTCATAATCCTCATCCTCATCTTCGTCCTCATCTTCTTCGTCAAACTGATCCCAATAGCTTTCATCATAGTCATTTAGATAATCGTCGTCATCATCCTCGTAATCGTCCTGACTAAAATCAGCCTTATAAAGAGGCTTGAGCAATTCGCCCTCATACTCACCAACTACTTCGTAGCGACAAGTGCGGAGCTTTTCATAGTTACAATCACTAGGAACACTTACAACATCCTTGGGATTAATCTTGACGATCACAATGCGGTCGCCAGCCTCAAGACTACCATAGCCAGCAACATAATTCAATGCTCCAGCATGAAGTCCATTAGAACAACCACGACCACGATCATCATCTACCTTTGCTCGTTGCATTTGGCAGACCTGACCGACCCTGTTATCAAAAACTCCCTTATACTTATCCTTAAAGTCTGAACGAACAGCCTTATAAGCGAGGAAGAAACCATCCTCAGTGATAGGCAGATGCTCATGCTCCAAGAAATCATACAGTTCCTTCTGACTCTGCATACTTGGATTTTCCATGAGATTATTCAGGAAATTAACAAGGGGCTGAAACGGCAATCCCTTGCTCATAAACTCCAGAATACGCTTACTAATACTACCATGAACTTCCTCACCCTCATAAAGAACCTGTCCATTCTTGATCTCAACAAGACCATCGCTGAAAGCAGCAACAGCCTTTTGAACATCAACAACTTCCAGTAGTTCCTCTGCCGTAGCAGTAGGAAGTCTTTCCAGAATCAACTTATAGTTGATATGATCCGGCAACACCTGATAACTCTGATTATTAAGAACCAGCGTCAAATTACCATCCACAAACATAAATGGAACAGCCATAATCCAAACTCCTAATACTTTTAGTTACGATACCTGTGATACTGTCATTTTACACTAATCGGCAAGCTTGTCAAGGGGTCTTGAGAAATTTCTGACTACTTGATCAAACTACTCAACTGAATCTTAAATAGGTCAATATTTTCCTGGCTCATCTGCTCAATCCAATCCCTGCTCTGTTTTCCATAGTATGAGCGATCTTCGATGATAGGATTCTGATTAGACTTAAGATCTACCAGATTGCCTGACACTTGATGATTTCCCATAATAACCTTGAGCATAGGGTTCTTGTCTACCTCTGTCTTAATCTTTTCTCTAATCTCAGAGATTTTCCACCTCTTCAAATCTTCCTCAGAAGTTCCACGGATAATCTTCAGATAAGCCTCTGCATTATTGTTACCAGAATACAAATAATTAACAATCATGTTTGTCAAAGTATTGTAAGCCAAATTAGCATTACGAATTTCCTTGCCATCCACATTATCAATCCCAACCTCTTTCATAAGCTTAGAGATATGGGAAAGATATTCTGTTTGACTGAATCGCGGAATATTAAAAGGAGCGACATGAACAGTGTAAGCAAAGAACTCTGTGAGCATGGTCTTGTTCAAACAGTCCACAAGGCTCTTGTTGTTAATAAACTTGTCATAATCCAGACCAAAGATATTCAGAATATGAAACATAAACTGCTTATCTGTTGTTCCGTGCTGATAATATCTATACCCACCAGCAATCTTTTCTTCTGTAGCATAATCTTTCTTGCAATATTCAACAAGCTTGTTAATAGAAGCAAGATTCTTAAAGTGTTTTTGTGCCACAACTTTGAGTTGACGCTTCAAAAAGTCATTAAAGTTAACAAGATTATAGTTCTCTTTCTCAAGCTTTTTAAGAAAAGCTGTTTTGATAGCATAAATCTTACTATTACCAATCAAATCCTTGACTATGCTCTTAAGAGTATCTTCTTGGAGAGTTCTAGCAATGCTACTGATCTCTGGACAACCAGACTCAGGTTCAGTTCCATATCTCAACATGGGAACATAAACAATCTCATCTTGTTCCAGAAAATTCTCTAGCTGTTCTTCTGACAGAATTCTCAGATATGTGGCATCATTATAAGGATTTGTAATCTGCTTACTATCCTTATCATAGCCGTGGATAAAGAATACATCTTGATCACTAACACTACCATTAGAATTTCTGTTATAAGACTTTCTTGGGCCAGAACTTTGCGTCAGATGCTTGTAGTCTGAAACCTTGAGCAGATTTTCAGCCCCAACATCTTCTACCAGTTGATCAAAACCTGTATTGCTTTTTGTATGATCCTTAGTATCGATCATCAGATAAGCAAAGCAATCATTAGCATTGCAATATCTTGTGAGAATCTTCTTGGCACTTTCTTCACTCGCAACATCGCACACAAAGAAAGCCATTGTTCCCTTCTTTTTCTGGTTATTCCAATAATAGGAGCCTTTACCAGTAAGAGTTTCATGATGGATTCTGTTTGTCAGAGCAACTTGGCGACGAGAACGATAGCCAGCAGTCTTATAATTAAAAACGTACAGACTCTTACCAGCCGGAATTTTATATTCCAGATCGTTGCCAGAGTTGATGGGATGATCTTTACCCTTGGGATCAGTCCAAGTTGCACCAACACCCCAGCCTCCAGCCAATTCATTCATAGTATAGTATGAAGTAATTGCTTCTACCTTATTCTTGGATGCTTGAATTTTCTTGGAGAATTCTTCCTTCATCTCCATGTAAATTTCTTGGGTCTTTTTACGCAGAGTCTTGATAACGTCCTTAGTATACTGCAAACCTTCGCGGGAAACATCCATTTCCAGTTGTCCGATACCAAAATCAAGCTCAAGATACAGACCGGAGTTAAGAATCTCTCCGACAAAGCTCTTCCAAGAATCAATATCTGCTTTCTGGAAAGCTCTATTCCACTTCTGGATATGATCAGGCATTTCATCCTTCTCTTGACCAACAATCTGTGTGGTCTGAACAGGATAGGCAATGTTGCCCATGATAGCTACGATACCACTATCGATGTGATGATAACCATTAGGATAATAATTATTGTCATTATTGAGGCGACAAACCCTCCAACCTTCACCACTAATAACGATATTAGTGCTACTATACTTATGATCTTGCAGATTATTCCCGATACCACCCTCAAGGATCGGTTTCATGCGGAAATAATGAAAGATTCTCTTAGACTTATCCGTAAACTCTTGAAAGTCATGCTGCTTAACAGCAAAGCTAATCTCAAGACCATTAGGCTCAGACGTATCTGAAGTATTAAAAAGATTCAGAGTAGGAACACCACTCTCATCAATCGCTGCAATATAGGTATATTTCTTACCGTTATAGTAAGATGTTGTGGTAAAGCTCTTGGTATATGCGAACGGACTCTTAGACCCTAGACCAAGACAACCAACAAAATCATTGCTATCATTCTTATTGGACGCTCCGTAGGTTGTATACAAGTCCTCCATATCTGTCTGACTAAGACCAGTGCCATAATCTCTGACTACGAAAGTAGGATTGGCAGCGGTGGGCAAAGTCACCTTAAAGGGATTTTTATTCCCGGCAGAGATATGACTATCATAAGCATTAGTAGAAAGCTCACGAATCGCAGCCATAACCTTATCAGAATAAAGAGAGTCTGAAAGGATTTTAAACATTTTGCTCGTCTGAGCAATATTAAACTGATTCCTGCTTGCAACTCCAACGCTGTGAGTCTCAATCGTCCTGTCTGCCAACTTCATCGGTATTCTCCAAAAGTGTTATCGTTCCTGTGATAGCTCAAGTATACCATCGGCAAACCGTGTTGTCAAGCATCAGTTTTCTTTTTTTGGCTAGAGACCACAAAAATTATCAATATTCATCATCTTCATCATCTGGTTCATAATCTTCTTTTTGGTCATAAGGAGTCCAATCTTCATTTTCTTCTTCGTCATCAATGTCTGAATCGTCCATATCATCCATATCAGAAATTAAAATAGTGAAAGTATTTAGAATATCTATTGCTTGATCAATTTTATTTTCCAAAAGCTTGATCTTGTTTTCAAGATTTTTAATTCCTTTTTTTACTTCAACAATGTCTTTAGTCAAATGATTATCCATATCATGAATCTCTTTATTACTTTTCATAACTTCTTTAATTACATCATCAATATTTTTAGACATTTTGGCCTCTTTATTTTAGGCGTTTGTATTCTTTGATATCACCATTTTCTACTATCTTTTTATCTTCGTATGGTTCAGCCGCTCGACGATAATATTCTTGCTTAATATTCTCTAATACACCAGTAATCATAGCTATTTTAGAGTATGAAACGTCTCCCATAATACCACCTAATATGCGAGAAAAACAATAATTGATTTTACCCAAAAGCATCATTGTTTGATTATCGGTCAAGTTTTGTTCTTGGCAAATTTCTCCCTCTAAAGAGCATTTAAAAAGAAAAACCAGACTATCTATATGACTATCTAGCATTTTCCTGTCTTGTTCTTTAATATATGGCATTTTAAATTCCTTCACACTTACATTGATATTTTAAGCAATATGAACATTTTGGGCCAGGATCAGAGTTTCCAAAATAATTAGAATGTCCTTCCCAAGTTTCTTTACCAGTATCAATACATACCAATTTCTTTTTACCTTCTACTCTAATATAACCGATATTTTCCCAATGACAATCCCAAAATTTAAGTTTGGTTTTTAAGTAAATTGCATCGACTAATTTTTGTATTCTATTTAATGGTATTGAATTTTTATCTAGCGTTTTTGCTATCTCTGTGATATATCCCAACCACTCCTTTGACCAGGGAATAATACGTCATACTTCATTTTGCATAGTGTAGAGTATACTTTTGGTGCAAGATTATGTTTGCTTAATTTGATTTGAATTTTCCTGGCATATTCAGCCCTAGATTTAGAGATAAATTCCTTAAATGCCAAGTTCTTATTATCTAGGATACAATAAAATGTACAATATCCTCCTTGGTCACTATATGAGTATAGATCAATCTTATATTTAGAATTTATCATATCAATAAGAGATAATGTCTGGAACTTCGCCAGTAAGATTATAGAGAAATTCTTTGGCCTTATCTAGAGTATAAAATTCACCAAGAAAAATAGACTTGTATTCAGTGTCGTGAGAGTATCTTTCTCCATAGATTTGATAATAAGGATCATCCAAACCTTCTTCTTCTGAATCTAGAAAGTGTTCAGCGCTCCTAATCTCATCTATATAAGACCCACCCTCATAGTCGTTGAATTCTCGCACAGTAACCAACAAGAAATATTCTATAGGAGATTTAGGATTATTATTCTTAACCCTACCATTACACAAACTATTGCTCATTATTTTTCCTATCAAGACTCAAGGGAATTTTTTAATTCTTGCATCTGTTGAGATATTTTTAGATACTCATTAGTTTGTTGAACAGCAAATTCATTAGCTCTATAAACTTCTGCAGCCCATTCTTTATTCCTATCTCTTAGTTTTTTGAGTTCGTCTTTGGCATTTTGAACAAAGAAAAGATCAGCACCAGCACTCCATGCAAAATCAATAATCGCTTCAAGAGGATCAGAATTTTTATTCATATTTACATCCTACGATTTTTAAGTTGTTCTATTTCTCTTTCCAACTTAGATACTCTTTCGTATATATCATAGTTAGCTAAACGAGGAAGGTCTTTTGCTGGAGTTTTGCCGTCTCCAATTCTGGTATCCCATAATTTAGCGACACAATCATACTCATATAAAAATAACTCACCAAGCTTGGGAATAAGATCACAATCTTTCTTGGCTTTTGGCAGACTAAAAGATCCATTCATTCTAATACAGTAATTTCTGCTCCTACGAATTCAGGTTTATAATATCCCGTCAAACTATCTTTTTGATAAATGTCATGCACGATAAATTTAATATCACAGTCTGGAGCTTCAACACCAACTTCTGTAAGATATCTCTCAATAGCTTCTCTAATATCGTCAGGAGTTAAAGTAATATGTTTTCTATCGTGAATTTTCATAATTAAAAGTCATCCCCCATTCGATATTCATCAAACTTTTCTTGACATTCTTCATTAGCGTCATAATATCCAGTATCATAACCTTGTTCATGGCCCATAGCATACGCTGCCATCAACCACTTGATTATATCGTCAGTTTCTCCTTTTGCAACACAATTTCTTATGTCACTTATAGCTCTTTCGTGCCTAACGCTATATCCTTCAGTTTCGTTTATCCAGTGGTCAAATGTCATAAGATTTTATATCCTGCAAACGCTTTGGTGTACTACTATTATAGCCTATACCTATTAAGGAGTCAACTATGGAAAGACATAAATATTCGGTCGATGATTTAAAAAATGCTATTAAAGATTCTCGTTCAATTAGGCAAGTATTGGATAAACTTGGTATTGTTCCGGCGGGAGGTAATTATCAAACAGTTAAAAGAAAAATAGCTAAATATAGTATTGATATTTCTCATTTCGGTGGTCAGTCTTGGAATAAAGGAAAAATTACTGGCCCTAAAAAACCTGTCCATTTTTATCTCACTAAGAATTCTGTTGTTCAGAGTTTTAGACTAAAGAAAAGATTATTATCTGAGAATGTTTTTGAACACAAGTGTTCTAAATGCAAACAAACCAAATGGCTAAATCACTCGATACCTCTAGAACTCCATCATATTGACGGGGATCATTATAATAATGAGTTAACTAACCTAATTTTACTTTGCCCAAACTGTCATGCTTTAACTGATAATTATCGTGGGAAAAATAAGTAGGAGCAGAGGGGATCGAACCCTCACTGTATGGATTTTCGTACTACTATAACTTTCGTTACCATTTCTGTTTGTAGTCTGGACTTTACCTTAACCATAGTTATACAACATTAGGTTCCTGCCGTCAAGTCTCTACACCTTCATAATATTTCTATTAAGCTTGGCTCGGTATTAGCAGTTAAGCCTTCACCGACTTTGACAAGTTCTACTTTAAAGATTTCTCTTTAAGCACTCAATTTAACGAAAAAAGTCCATTGCCTCTGCCTAATTGGGCTATGCTCCCATAACACTTCCGAACTACATATCATAACGATTGGTTAGATGTTTGTCTATGTGTCTCTACCAATGTTTATGAGGGATGTAGTTGGAAGCATTTGGTTTAAACTAAACTCAGCCGTTAGAATGAGCGGCCTTCAGACGGCGAACAGTCTCAGCCATAGCCTCGACATTATCCACGGTCTTTGTGGGCTTTGCTCGCTCCATCGCGGGCAGTTCGATACCCTTCTTAACAAGAGCAGCCTTAGCACGGGCATAACGAGCCATCGTACTAGCAATCTTCTGACCAGTCTTAGCAGCAATCTCAGCATAGGTCTTGCTGGAAAAAACTGCTTCAAGGAACTGGTCATCACTGCAACGAATACGAGTCTGCTTTTCGGTAGTAGTAACTTCAGCCATAATAAAATCCTCCAAATTCTTAACCAATCTTACAAGAGAGGCTCAGTCGCATGACTGATTTTACCTCGCGTTGTTCCTTCGATTATACAGTATGGTATCGTCAATGTCAATGGGCGACCTTGAAAATTTTTTCGTTCTCGCCAGAAATTGTTGCTGAACGTCTTTAAAACTCCAAGGAGTACCAAACTCCACCCCGTCTCTTTTATTATCAACGCCTACATCAAGCGTGAGCGTTCCAGAAACAACGTCCTCACGATGCAGTCTGCCATGAACATGACCATAAAGCATCCAACTTTTCCTATAGCTACCAGACCAACTTCTCATAGGATAATGACACATAAATATTTTTTGATTTTTATATAGAATCATTTTCTGATCAGAGACACTAGAGAATCCCCTAGTGAATTTAGTTGGCTCGTCATGGTTGCCTAAAATTATATGAACATTATTGCATACTATTTTTTCTCTATAATATGCAGCAGTCCCACCTTTGTGGCAAAAATCTCCCAGAATATACAGAGCATCTTCTTGAGCAACAGTCTTATTTATAGACCAAATAATTTTCTCGTCCATTTCTTCACCATTAGAGAATGGACGATTACAATATCCTATGATATTCCTGTGTCCAAGATGAAGATCAGCAGTAAAAAATACTTTCTGACCAACTATCTTATCCATTTTATTAATCCTCTGTTGGAAGAACCAGCGCCATTATTAAATATACCCAAAAAAGAATACTGCCAGTGAAAATTGCACCAGCAACAAATCCCAATCTTATTACAGAAACATCCACTCCTATACTTTCTGATATTCCCCCACAAACACCCAAGAAAACTCTGTTCTTATTACTCTTGTGAAGTTGACTCATAAGTAGACCCCTTAATTATTTGTTGAATTTGGTAGTCCGAATAGCCAGACATTAACATTGTTTGGTGGTAGCCGATAACTGGAATTAGTTCGTGTATCATGATTTTTCCTTTGGTGAGTATAGAGTAACCTTAATTATTATATACCCATCCCGTCCACTGTCAATATTTTGAATTGAGGATATTCTTCCTTTACCCAAGAAAGAATCGCCAACCAGCAAGAATGGCCCGCCATCTAAATTAGCAGAAGTTATTACTGAAATATCTGATTGACAACCAAATTTTGCCCAATCGCTTTCTCCCTCAACCAAATATTCGTATTCCGCAATTTGTGTTATTATTCTTTTGTTCTTGTTCTTAGACTGTAAGCACTGGCTCATTAAAAGCCTCACTATCGAGTATATAACCTTGATTATTTTCTGACGCTAGGTTAGCAAGAGCGTCTTTTAGTCTTTGATTTTCCGATTCGAGAGTGTTCATTATTTTTTCAGCTTGATTTAAAGCTTTTTGAAGAGACTTAACTCTGTTAGCTAATTGATCGTTCATGTATTCTGTCGCTGTTCTGACAACCATAGTTAGCCTCCTTATTATGAGTTTAAGAACCCTATACTATACACCCTTATAGGTTAAGTCCGTTTAGGAATTTTTGCAAATCTTTAAGTTGTTTATTGTCAAGAACCATCTGATCGGCGTATGGCTTTTTTTCAAACAAAACCTTATAACAGTACCTTAATCTCTGCCATAATGACATCTTATGACTATAATTTGTGTAATGCTCAAATATTGCTAAATCAGCCAATTGAATTTCATGATCATATTCGATCACTAAAATTTCGCTTTTGCAAGAACACGGAATGAACAGTGTTTTATTTTCTTTTAGGTTTGTTACGCTTCCCATTTGATTCTTTCTTAAAAATTCTTTCGTAGTTTTTATCCCAAACCTCTTGAGAAACCAAACTCTCTCGTCTTTTAGAACCCTTACCATTTTGGCTCATAATAATTTTCCAGATTTTTTTAGATTATCAATAGCCCATAGTGGTTGTAGATTAGTATAATGAAAACATAACTTTTGCTGCTCTATATCTGTGAGATCAAAACTACAACATGGTTTAATATGATCTATATGCCATTCTCCAAAATTATCCCAACTCATACCAGCAGTGAACCTACTCTCTAAGTATAGTTTAAGATGCTCCCAAGAACAACCTGTTAATTCATAAGAAGTGCTATTTTTTGAACCTCTAGATAAAGCCATTCTAATACGATTACTAATGATAGTTCTTAGTCTAAAGTTGATATTTTCTTTACGTTTCTGTCGTCGTCTTTTGTTAATTTTTTCTCGATATTTTTCTCTATGTTTCTTAGCGTTTATGGCAACTTTATCTGGATTTTCTTGCCCCCATTGTTTTCTGATTTTGTTTAGATGGTCTTTATTTTTAGCTCTATATTCCTGTTGTTGTTTTTTAATTTTCTTTTTGTTCTTTTGCCTTCTTAGAATATTGTATTCCTTATGACAACATTTACAATATGGTGACTTTCCATCTTTTGACGCTTTTTGATTATGAAAATTAATCAACTCCTGTTTTTTACTGCATTTTATACATTGCTTTTTCATAGCGTATACTTCTTTGCTTATTGTATACACCAAAAACTAGAATCAATCTTCAAAAACGTATGACCAATAACGAGAATCAGTCTTGTTCTGTTTTGCATCCCAAAAAATACATCTAGCGATATACAAAGGAACATTAAGTTTTCCACAATTAATGCTCCAATGTCTTTCCATCTTCTTATACAGGGACAATCCGGTTTTACTCTGGTATGTAAGAGTTTTCATTCCGTACAATTCAAGCATGTGAGTATCTCCACAAAATACTCTACATTCATTAGGATGAATTTGTTCCAAAGAAAATGAAATTTTTGCAGAACCTAGACCGCTGATCTTATTTACAATACTATCTCTCTTTTTAACATGACCCTTTTTAGCTGTAAAATAGAAGTCTTTAGGATTAGCCCAAAATTGATCTTTAAAATCCCAAATAAACTTTGTCCTGTTATTATAGAGTCCACAACCACTATTCTTAATCTTCTCTCTCAGAGTCTCCTTGTTATCCATCCAATCACTAAAATTTTTGATAGCATTATATCCATTAACATTAGATTTCCATGTTGTATGAACGCTCATGAAACTAAATAGATAGCGACGGAAAATATCTTCGTCAGTCTTGGGGCGAACACTCTCCCAATAGTCTTTATAGGCAACTACCTTGTCTTTGGGAAAATTCTTAAAAAACTCGTCGGCTTTGCTCGTACTCATAACGACCGGCTTTTTCTCAACAACAATCTCTGTCATAGTGTCCTCAAAGTTTAGTTCCAAAGTGTATACTCGTATTCTACACTAGTCCTATCGTCTTGTCAAGCCCCGCATCTTGAATCAATCTAATTTCCTAGACCCATGCTTATCTATAATCTCGTCTAATTTATAGTAGTATTCCCATGTTTTCCACTTAACTCTAACACTACCAATATCTTTAATTTCTTTACCTTTACTATCTCTAGTTTTATAAACAGCCCAATAATGCTCTTCTCCTTTTACAAACTCATGAACAATCTCAAAATCTTTTGGACAGTCTAGGTTTGCCCATAATCTTAATCGTCCATTAGATTTAACCCATTCTTCTACTCTTTCATCATACTTTATTGGGAAGAATATATTTCTTACCGATCTTTCTATCAAAACATATTTATAACCAAACCATTCAGAGTTACAAATAAAACCGATAGAAAATCCTACAAATAAAACAAACCACGGATATATGAGGGAGCGAAGAACAACTTTGATCATTTAATATCTCCAGTAAGGTGGGATACTTTTATACACCATGCCAGAAATTGGTCAATTAGTTTTATCCTTTACTTCCTTCACATATTTTGTCAATGGATTTTCTTGTTTAGGCATAATGGTTTTATGATTAGTAGTCCATGCTGGCAGTTTACCAGATAGCCTAGTTTTCTTTTTAGCTTTTTGTTTTTGGTATTGTTCTTCTAATCTTTGTCTTTTTTGTTGAAAAGTTTCTTTCGATTTATTTTTTTGGAAATGTGGCCTTATGCAACTTTTAAGTTTTTCACTAGCATTAGGATGATTCAATAGAAGATTTATAAAATACGGAAAAGCTTGACGTAACTGTTTTTTAATTTCCTCTTCACTAAGGCTATTATAGTATTTTACTTTGGAATTAATCCATGACTGATCTTTGTTTTTAAAAAAATTGGTAATATCTTTATTATCAACAGCTTTAGGCTTTTTTTTCTTTTTATGTTGCTTTATATAGCCGTCAATTTCATTTTTTATAATACTCAAAGAAGATTCTTCTTTAGGTACTACATTAAGTATTTCTGATGGTTTAGAAATTGATTTCTTCTTATGTTTATGTTTCTTTCTCTTGAGATGATTATGTTCAAATAGTCTTTCTTGATTGTATTGAATATCACTATTAAATTGTCTCGCCCATATCTGCCACTCGTCTAAAGTGTTTTTGCTATGTTGACCAAATAGCTTATTTAACAAGCTTTTCTTTTCACTAATGCGCTTATTTTGCTCAACAAAATTATGACATGGTTCACATAACGTAATAAGTTCATGCTGATCTCCTTGGCCTAGCATGATAGTTTGTGTATAATCAATATGATGAACTGTTTTAGATGGAGAGCCACAAACTTGACAACATCTACCATCTCGTTCTAAAACTAGTTGTCTTATATTCCACCAGAGCCTAGATTTTATATAGGCATCATAACTCCTAAAACCTAGCTCTTTCCATGCTGGTGGCATAATTCTTATATATCTCTTTCTTCTCCATGAAGAATCTTAAATGTGGGGAATCGTAGACTAATACCACCCTTCTCATTCTCTGTCTCTTCAAAATACTGGACAGTTATTTGCTTTCCAAGAATCTTCTTTGGATTCTTATAAAACTCCTGTCTTTGTTCAATACTAAAGCCAGACCCTACTCTTACAGTATGTCCCTTATGTTGAATCATCACACAACTCAACATGGTCCCCTCACATTCTGCACCATCCTTAACGTAGCGGAATGGCCCCATTTCAGTATCCAGAACCTCATATTCATCATCAGAAAATGCTTTATACTTTAGTAGGTCTTTGGATCGCTTACCTTTATATGGAGCGTCAGATCGAAGCATAAGCCCCTCATATCCATTTTGATTGGATTCAGTCACGAACTCTTGAAAATGGTTTTCATCCTTAACCAAAGATTGTTCCAACAATGTCAAACAAGGACATTCGTTCTTTTTTATTACTTCTGTAAGATTCTTGAGTCTGATACCAAAGGGTCTGTTATGTTCTCCCTTCTGACTATAAAACTCATCATGAGTAATCATATCAAAAATCTTATAGGATGGATTAGGGATAGTATGATCTTTCTTGCGAAGTTCTTTCATTACTCCTTGGAAATCCTCGTTACCATCTTCATCAACCAAACAAAGTTCACCATCAAGAACTACATTAGTAAGTCCCAAAGCTTTAATGCCGTCGCCAACAACACCAAGAGTATCAAAGTTTTTTCCCGTGCGGGAATAAAAGGTAGAGTTACCATGATTATCAACAATAGCAATACATCTAGCACCGTCGATCTTCCTGCTAACATACCATCCATCCTTCCAGTCTACAATTTTAGGAACATATTTGTCCGCTAGGGCAACACTGAATGTTGGAATATGATCTGGAATAGCCTTATTAATCAGCTTATCTCCAGCACGGGTTTTCAAATCCTTATCAATGATACAGTGAATGAGTTCCTCATACTCTGAATGATTATCAATAAATGTGTTTACGGCAGCAATAGCATCATGTCCAGTAATAGCACGACCTTTAAGATCATCCAAAAGATCAAAAAAGTTTTTGTAACAATTCTTTGCTTTCAAATGATTCTTCTTCTTGAGATTATCACTAGTTACATTATACTGCCAAAGAGGATGATAAGTATAGAGCAGAATCTTTTTGATAAAATTTGCCGCAATGGAGTTGCAGGAAGTATAATCCTCAATAATTCCAACCTTATCAAGCGTACTGCTAGTTGCTTTCAAATCACGAACAAAACCATTAAGATGCTCAAATGACATTTCTAATTTCTCCTGTGTTTTCCAAATTCTACCATACGGTAGTCCTCTTGTCAAGTATCGTCTATTTACGATTTGGTCTTGAAAGAAAATAATTCATAGCGTTCACGATACTCTGAAAATCATCTCCAAGTTTACCTATGCCAGTATTGCAAGGCTCACAGAGCCAGCCCCTAAAGCTATTATCGTCATGATCATGATCCAAAGCCCATTTATATGGAACTTTTTTACAGCACTCACAAATCTCTGGTCTTGGGGGAGCTTTTTTATGTAGCTTAACTCGTATCTTGGAATGTTTCTTGACGCATTTGCGACATCTGCTATCAAGATTGTCTTTGTACATACTGTGTTTGGGAAAACTTGCTAGGTTTTTACGCTTTCCACAGTAAGTACAAATTTTTCTAGACATTTGAAACTATTTCTTTGCAAAACTGTAAAACCTGTTCATCAGTGAAGGTATTTCTAGCATAATTAAATATTAGTGAAACAAATCTCACATTTCCTTTAATGTAACCTTTTGTATTGTCAATTCTATCTAAAGATGCTGAATACGGATGAGCCTGACTTTTGTAGCTATGGGTTCTTAGTTCTAGTTTTTGTTTAGTAAATGGACATATGCCTTCTTGCTGTTCCCATAAGTCTTTTAAGTATTTTAGATCAATGTCATAACTTTGATTCTTTTTCTTTGAGTTTTTAATAATATTTTTTATGTACCATCTAAATTCTGTATACTGATCTGATCTATTATTTGATACAAGATTTGCGTTGAATTTACCAGCATATTCATGCAGATGCTCAACATTATTTTTACCAGCACAAATACGATCACAATAAAATATTTTCCTACCTTTTTTCTTTTGTCTATTTATTTCAGTCGATCTTTTTGCTGATTTTTTACCACAATAAGCACAAACGATATTTGTCATAGTTATCATACCAGCCTCCATTCTGATATTATAATACACCAGAAATGGAGACGGGCAAGATAAAGTGGAGGCGAGGGAAGTCGAATCCCTGTCCTATCGTTAGATCATTATATCTTCTACAAGTTTATTTTGTTCATAAGTTTTAAGAAAGACTAAAGAACAAACAACATTCATCTTTCCGTATCAACTAGTCTCAGGCTAGAACCCGTTGACCATTCTAGCAGCCGAAGGATTTTACGTCGGTTTTTTGGGCGCTACCTTCATTGCTCCCTAAAACCGTCACTGCTTAATTAAGCAGCGAGGGCTAACTGTGTTTCGCCAGTTAAAGCGTTTAATCGACTTTTAGAGTGGCCCGTCGATCAACCACTACTTGCAAACATAAATCACTTAGCGTAGTCGATACCAGTACGCCCCCATAATTCTATTCTTTAGTATACCCCCAAACTTTGGGTTTGATGTGAATTTCTGGTTGTCTTTCTATAATAATCTTTGCTGGTTTGTTGTCCAGCTTTTTAAGTCTTTGAATGTCTGAATAAAGCAGGAAATTGAATCCTAGTGAAGTTAGGAATAATCCTGCAAAAATTGCTGTTAGCGGCTGTAGTCTCATGATAATTCCCTTTACCGTATCAAATACTCCTGCTTGGAATCGAACCAAGTCCCCTTTCGGATTACCTTATAAGAGTAACTGCCGGGAACCACCGGCACAGGAGCATAATCTTATTATACACTATCGACCAACCACTGTCAAGACCTTTAGGAGTTTTGTTGTGACTCTAGTTTGATTAGTCTTTCGTTAATTTTATCTAGAGCTAATGCCGCATCCCCACAAGCTTTACACAAATCAGAATATAAATATTCTTTCAAGTCACTTATTTGATCTCTAAGTTCTGATATTTCTGCTTTTGACATAATTACTTTGCAATATTAAAGGTTTCGTTTGATTCTGGATGCCAAAAAAACATTTCATTAGATTCATCGTCCCAAGCACACTCTATCTTTCCAGAAGATGCTACTAGACTCAAACTTGAGTTATAAATCCACTTTTTGATTGCATTACAAAGAAGATCATAGTTCTCATCGCTAATAATAAATTCATCATTATATCCTGGCTCAATATATTCTCTAACCAAATTTTCTGTTTGAGACAAAGAAATCAAATTATCTATTTGATAGTAGTATTCTCTAGGAAAAACCCACACCACGTTTTTCCTAATGCTTTTAGTAAAAAGTTTTAGATTCTTAATCTTGATATAATTACTCATCATTGTCCTTTGAGGGTTTAGCGGGAATTTCTGTCTTATCTTTATTAGCCAACCAGAACACCATCTCGTTAGACTCATCATCCCATGCACAATCTACAAAACCCTTTGCTGCTAATTTGCAAAGACCAACCTCATAAAGTTGATTTCTAATATCTTCAAATATCTCATTAAAGATATCTTCGTTTATAAGGTAGTTTCCTTCCTCGTCAAACCCAAGATTATTCTTTTTGACCATATTGATCACTTGGGGAATGGTAATGAATTCATCCAAATTCTCTGTATAATTTTCTTCAAAAGAAGATGCTGCTCCATCCCTCATGGCTTTTGCATAACCTTCCAAATCCATAACACTATAGCTTTCCATTATTAGTTTCCAATTAGAGATATTTTGTAGTACCCTTGCCGCTATCATTAATTTTACACCGCTCCAACAGATTGTCAATAGTGTTCTGCAAACTATACTCGCCTCTATTTAGCCACTTTTTATCCTCATAGAGAGCAGTGGTAATTTGAGGCAGATAAAACTGGATCGCTCTTTCAAATTCTTCTGGAAAATAAGTTTTCAGAATACGCTCAATATGATAAAGACTATCTACTATTTTATCTCTATTATCAAGCAGACTATTGATCTGATCTTTTTGTTCTTGAGTAAGAGACATTACGCCTCCACCTTTTGTTTGAGTTTCATAAGTTTGTGCTTAATTTTCCAAACGTGGGTTTCTTTGTTCTGAATATCTGGCCCCATATAGATATGACAGAAGCCTTGGTGCTTGTCCAGACCCCATGCTTTAATTCCATGTTGGTCGATACTATCTACAACAAAACGACCCCTATAACCCATCGGAATGAAGTCCCCACCCCTTGCGAAATATGGGCCTCCCCCAACTCTGATGCGGTCTCCTTTGATCAATTCCTTCCAATTAAAGTCCCTAATAATCTTGGTATTCTTTGCTTCTTTGCTTTTTGCCTTAAAAACAAACGGAGTATTGCACTTAGGACACATATAAGCTCGCGGGCCTGTAGTAGCTCCGCATTTTTCACAAGATTTTTGACCTTTTCCCATCTCTGATCTCCTGTATTGGTTGACGTTATGCTCTAAGTATACATCAGTTATCGTCACTGTCAAGGGGGATTCTTTAGTGGTTCTGAGATTTTGCAAAACCTACAGAATATCCACGTAATTTATTTTAATGTGACCATCTTTAATTGAAATGTATGAACATGGATGATCTGTCCAGCATCCACTATTATAGTAATGGGTTGATCCAGAAACATCAGTGGTGGCTAAATGAGTATGACCACAAATTATTGAGTCACACTTTTTTAAGGAACAGTATAATTTAGCTCTTTCGCAAACTTCCTGAGAACATCTTAAAAAGGTTTTACTACTACGTTTAGCAAGATTAGAGTAGTATAGTCCAGCGTATATCTGTAGCCACCGATAAATATAATCAGCTATTTTAGTGAGTCTAGGATATTTAGAAATAACATTATCAAATATATCTCCATGAAGAATTAGTATTTTTTCATCTCCGCTGATAAAACTATACTCATTCATAAAATCCACACCAATTAAATGACTCACCATATCAGCAGGCCCGTCATGATTACCACTAATCCAGATAACCTTAATAATGTCAGATATCTTACGGATTTGAGATAGTATTTTCCAGTGGTCTTTTTTAAGTTTGCGAAAATCCCAACTATCAAACAAATCCCCATTAATTATTAAGGTATCAGTATCAGTCTCTCCAAGTTCAATCCTAGACAGAAAAGACGCTAGAGTTTTAGCCTGACAAACATTACTCCCTAAATGAATATCACTAATAACTATAGCATCAAAAGTCATACCACATAACCCTGTTTAATTGCTTCGTAATCACAAAGAGTCCTAACCCATGCTGGAATACGTTGCCCATTTTCGTCAAACTTTTTATATCGAACCTTTCCCTTTTCTCCAGTAACTTCACAAGTAATATAACTTATGCTTTCTGCCATCTCTATTGCTCCGTTAATATAAGAATCTGCACCCCAACAATACGCTCTTAATCCACCAAACTTTTCTTTAATCTGACTCCAATAAAAGAATTCTAACGGTTCATTGATTTTTTTCTTATATTCAAGATGGTTATTTACGATATAACAAAGCCTAGACAGAATCTCATACCATCCATCATCACACTCTAAGTATTTGAGATTTTTAAACTGTTCTGGATATTGTTCAATTAGTTTAGCTGTTAGTTCAGGACTCATTATAGTCTACCTTGTGTATAATTTTTGTTCCAAGATGAGCATTGCTCAATTCGCTACTGTCATTCATAGAATCATCACAAAGTTTTTCAAATTCTTTGCGGCCAATCTTTCGACCATCAATAATATTTTCGTCCAGAAACTTTTGGGTTAGAGCTTCTGGATGGTCAATAAGTACGGTATCATAAGCGTGTTCAAGATTTTTGGCCTCAATAACATACTTGTGACGAAACAAAGAAACTGTACTAACTTCAAAAAGTGGCATAATAATCTCCTTAGTCTATGTTGATATTATATTGAGTAACTAATCTATGGAATTCTGTTCTAATCTTATCAAGAGCATCTCCAGCATCATTAAAATCATTACTATATTTCTGCCAAGATCGTAGTTGTTGAGAAAAATCCCACAACATTCTTTTGGCATTACCAGCTTGGATAGCAGTATCAAATTCGTATTGTTCTTCTGGTAGTTTAAATTTTAAAGTTGCTACTGGCATAACTCACCTTTTCTTTTTAAGATCATCTGGCTTTTTATCTGGATCTGGAATAATTGTCAAAATATCTTTTCTGAATGTTGTCATGTAGCTTTGAGAAATTTTTCTCTTTAGCAAACCATCTTCCTCTATCTGAGTATAAACATTAATTCTGTAATAATCATGAAATACATTGATAACCTTTGTCATCAAATGATTCTTTGGTTTACTAACTTGCTTAAAAAGCAAACTCTCAATTTCATAATCGCTAATCATCTAGCTCTCCTGTTTCCTAAAAAACTGTTTTCTGTATCCAATCGGTGTATGTTGATTATATCTGCTGTTTGTGCTATGTCAAGGAATTATATGAAAATCTGTCTGAAATGTAATATTGAAAAAGATTTAAGCTATTTTAGTAATAACAAAACTAAAAAAGATGGTAAATGTGTTTATTGTCGCAGTTGTTATGCTACTATTAATAAAAAATGGAGACAAGAAAATAAAGATGCAGATAAAAAAATCCATGATAAATGGAAAAGTAATAATTTAGATCGTGTGCGTAAAAACAGACTAAAGTCATATTATGATAATCATGAAACTTCAAAAGAAAGAGCTAGAAAATACAAGAAACAAAATCAAGAACAGCTTAAAATTAAGAATCGTATCTATGCAAATACTAAATATCATAATGACTTAAATTATAGGCTCGTAAGATTATTAAGAGGAAGGATATGGAAAGCACTTAAAAGAAATTCTAAATATTCAACATCCTTGGAACTTCTTGGTTGTTCAATTGAAGAACTAAAAACATATCTGGAAAAACAATTTGTGGAAGACATGAATTGGCAAAATTATGGACAGTGGCACATAGACCATATTAAACCATGTTCTAGCTTTGATCTTGCTAATCCAGAACAACAAAAAATTTGTTTTCATTATACTAACTTACAGCCTTTGTGGGCAAAAGACAACATTAAAAAATCTGATAAAACTATCTAGCTCTTTGATTTGCTCTGTGTAAAATTCTAAGTGTCTCTTTGGCGTTTGCTGGACATAATACAATTTCTGGTGCTGTTTTATGAGAATAATTCATAAAGCCCACAGCTTTCTTCTCCGCTGAACATTCCTTACATACAATATTTCTGCTGGTTTCCATAAGAAACTCATACCTCTCAACACCAACACAATTTTTGCAATAAATACAATTCATAATCTCTCCAAGGCAGTACAGGCGACAACCATTGTTTTATATCACAAGAATCGGCGTTGTCAACTAGCAAACTTGAGGAATTGGCATGATAGAGCAATCAATCTTGATGGTTTTAGTAGGACAAACGAAGTTTCCATTATCGTCACTATAGTAAACTTCATTAAGTCCAACAGCACTTAATAGTTTGGAGCAATTAACACAAGGTTTACTGCCAAGAATTAATCCCTGTCTGTTAATTCGTAAGACACATACGCTCCAATTAGGATCAATGGAGTTATAGCGATCAAGTAATTTAGAAATAAGATGAGATTCACTATGAACATAAGGGTACTCCAAGTATTTAGGGATGTTAAATCTTTTTCCTATTCTGAAAGCTTTTGTACTCATCTTAATAGGATTATTCTGAGCAAATTCGATCATTCTTGTTCCATCAAAAGCCGCCGCGTAATGATAACAACGAATTAATGAATTAGGATTCCAATTATCATAAGCTTTCTTGATAGTTTTATGAATTATCTTCACGATTAATTTTATCCAATGTTTTATTTATTTTCATCCAAGTCAGACTTAACATACAGATCGTCATTATCTTGACCAGAAATATCCCACTCTGGCTTATCTAGTGGAGGTAGTCTGTATTTCTGAGGTTCTTTTGGCGTTGGAGTTTCTGGACTAAGTTTAATTCTTTGTGGTTCTTTCATAATATTCCTCTTATCTTCCAGAATTAGATGATATTGCTAATAAATAAGCACCAATATTAGCCCAGCTATATCCAATATACATAATACAAAGAGGATAATTCCCTTTCATTCCTTGTTCAAAAGCAACGTAAGAATAAATACATCCTGTTACTATTATAAGCCATGCACTCATTTTTATCCGTTCTTTTCTATTGGAATATAGCGAGAGCCATCAGCGGCAATCTGCTCCTGACCAATAGTAATCTTCTTATCTTCCTTCAGCAAGTTAATGATTGCTTGGGTATTAACATTGGGACTAATTGAAATTGCACCTATTTGAGCCATAATTATCTCCTTATATTTAAGAAACACAGTTTAATAAAGAATCATATTTTGCAAGAGCAAGGTCTTTTGCTTTTAGTTCTAGGTCAACATCAAATTCAAGACCATAAGTATCAAAAGTATTTTCGGGGTAATCTGCGTGCGCCCGTGGATTATTACCTTCTCTACTTTCGCTATAGTGAAAAAGCGGTCTGGTTTGCCAAGTATCCCAACACATATTAATTGCTTCACGTTCTGTAAGACCATTTGGGTGGCATTTGTGATGAAGATAGTCGAAGCAGATTGGAATACGAGTTATTGGATGAAAAATATCTACTAATTCTTTGACGCTCCAGCAGTTAAGTTTGTCATCGTTTTCAATTGTGATACGAGCCTGACAATTATCGTCGAGTTTTTTAAAGTTGTTATAGAACCTATGAGCAATTTCTTCTCTTGTTCCATTGTTGTTGTGAACATGAAAATTCATAGGGGATCGTCTGTCTGCTGGCAATCCTATTCTATCAAAGAAACTACTGTAGAAATTGAGTTCTGCAATTGTTTTTTCGACAACTTTTTCGTTGAGGCTTGATAAACTATTAAATTCACTAGGATGAGCAGAAACCCGTACATTAGTATAGGATATACTTTGCTCAATATTATCAAACTCATCTTGAATAGCATCATGGTTGGGCAAATCTTCAAGACTTACATTAGCCTCATCGTAAGTAATAAGAGGAAAAATGTCGCTACTAACGCGATAAACATAATTGTTTTCTGCACAAAATTGAATGGTTTTGTTTGTCACCATCAGATTATTCTGGATTCTGTCTCCAAGAATTTCTAAAGCTTCATCTCGCGGTAAAGAATTAAATCGTTTAAAAGTCATGGTTTGATGACCAAAACCTTGTTCTTTCAGCTTGAGAGAGATGCAACAGAGTCCTAGACGATTCATAAATTTCTCCTGTGGCTGGATTATATCCTGTTATCGGAGTGTTGTCAACAGACACTTGAGATTTATTCGTACTCAGCCAGTAATGCTTGTCTCATGGGTTCGGTTAGATTGTGTTTATCTAAATAAAAAGATAGATTATTATTGAAAGTATTAGGCATATGCTCTAATAGTTCTTGTGAATATATTGGGGTTTTTGGTCTCATTCTTAATTCTCTGTTAAGATGATAGCTCCATAGATAAGCATTGGAAGCACGAATATATTTATCAGTATCGAAATCCTCAATAGGACAATTCTTAACTAATTTAAGAACTCTTCTTTCACAATCATGTTCTATCTCTAAGATATCATGTAGACTTTGATCTAGTTGTTCTGTAGTGATTTTACAGTCTTTAATAAAAGGACTAGCAACTAAAGAAGGATAACTAATCCAATCAAAAAGAATATCATAAGTAGCCATGCTCTTATTCCACAGTCTACGATCATCTCTCCATTGTAAGAAATGGCAATATTCATGAAGAATAATTTCAAAACTCATATGATGCTTCATTGCAATAGCAAATTCTCTTTTATCTTCGTCATCATCTATCCAGCACCATCCACCGCAAGCATCTGCTAATTGATCTTGATTATAAAGCAATATAGAGAATCCGTAGTCTAGTAATTCTCTAACTATTTTGATTGTAAGATTAGATTTGGTTTCCATATTCAAATTGCTCTACAGAGTGTATTTTAACTACCTGAAACTTAATACGGTGCTGGTCTTTAAATTGAAAAATAGCATCCTCTTCTGATGCTGCATCCATAACTTGATTAATCAAAAGATGTTGTTTGGATGTATCATGCAACTCATAGACTTGTGCCGTAATATTATACATTTTTATTTAGGCATATTTCCATATAAAATTATTATGTGTTTTACGCAAATTTTGGCATACTAATGTTATTTTGCCACTATCCGAATTGGTCTTTTGAGATGCTTCTAAAATAGAATCATACATTCCTATGTATTTATTATCTAATGAATATTGTTTAATTTTACGTCTTTTATGAGATACTCTATTATATTTTTTTATTTTTTTAGGCAATTGTTTTTTATTATAAATTTGTATCCACTGATATCCTCCACAAGTATTATATTCTCCCCTAATACAAGCAGATATGCCTTTATGGGATTTGCCTATGTAACACCCAGCACTACTACAGCTTGAAAACGCTTTTATTAGTATACCGTCTAAACTGTAACACGCAACTGGTTTAGAATTACTTTTTTTGATAATCTTATGCCATTTACTAGTATGTTTTTTGTTCAAAAATCCTCCACCGTTTCCTCCTTTTGTCATATTATATTGCGGTTTTAGTTTTTGTATCCAGTGTTTTTCTTTATAATCAACATTATTTGTCTCGCAGTGTTCTAGTATTTTTATGGTAAAGTTTTTAATACCATATTTCCTCATTTCAGTATAAAGTATTGTATTTTTCTTTTTTGCAGAACTTTTGTGTTGATGCCATCTTTTGGATAAATTTTTACATTTTCCTATATAAATAGCTTTATTCAGAGTGTTAGTGATTTTATATATCAACATCTCCATCCTATTTCCTGTAAAGTTTTAATGGCGATAGGACAAACATTAACTCTTTTAACTTCTTCAAGCATCAGTTCAGCTACTTTTTTTATTTCTGGTTGAGCATAACTACTATTTCTTTGTTTTTGATAATTAGCAAATGATCTAAGATTCATTATAGTTGTTCTTTCTGTCATACCAGATACAGGCAATTGACATCTCATTATCTCTCTAGCTCTTTTATATTCTTCATTAGAAATTACACCATTGGTTTCTTTTTCTTTCAAAGCATTAATTGCTGATTTATAATAATCATACGCCATATTGCAGATAGACTCGTATTTTATTTCTAGGTTCGATAATTGAGATTTATCTAATATTTTTTTTACATCTTCTGGAAGATTGTAATATGTATCTGGCATAGTTCTATAGCGACCACTTAATCCATTATGAGATGCTATTCTATGTGTCATGTGTTGACGGTCAACAAAAATAGGCAATCTGATCCAAAATCTGAATATGACACTTTCTATTGGAGTACCATGTCCATCTAGTATTAATCTTCGTACAAGTTGACCTACTTTTTCTAGATCATTATATTTAGATTCCCTTTTATCTTTATCATAAGTACTTGTCCAAGCGGCATTGGCTATGCTCAAATCGCTTCCCATAGTTTCTTGCAGCTCTACTTTTATTTCATTCATAATTGATCCTCTGTATATAATATTTCAAACTCTTCTAATGGGCAAAGCTCTTCATCCCAAAAACCATTCTTTAGTCCTCTGCCAAGAATATGTCCAGCTTTTAACCAAATATTATTATAATCATCAATAGTCATTCTTTTGGTGATTCTACCCCAGTCACATATTGTAGAATCAAAAACTTCTGTACCAGCATCAAACCATTCATCTGGTTTTGAAATAAATTTAACGTATTTCATTGTTGTTCCAATAGTTAACGATCTTATTCCATATCGGAGCGAAGAAGTATACTGCAATAAAACTAACAATACCACTTACGGAGGCATTAATTATACCTCCAAGAGTTAGTGCTGGCACTATTGGTATCATTTGTGTTTCAGCTTCTTCTTTATTTTCCATCTTTATCCCTTTGAAACTTATCTGTTTTAGTTTCCCACCAGAAATGAGCCATAGTTGTGTTGCCGTCAAAGTATATTGGACAAAAATCTGGTCGGAAAATGCTATTCAGATCACAAGCTACGCAAGTAAAAAATAATTGAGACCTTGGATAGCCATAATCTAAAAGTCTTTTCTCTATTTTTCTAAAGTTATTTCCACTCAAACATCCGCTGTCCACAACGATTAATGAGTAGTATGGATCTAATTGATCTGGATGAATAACTGCTTCAAACTCATCTTTGTATGGAATATTAACTGGTTCTATGTCTAATGGCTCATCTTTATTAGATAACTTATGAGCTATCAATTGAGCCATGAGTCCAGAATACTCATAACTTAACTGCAATACTGCGGTTTTAATAGCTAGGTTGATAAGGCTATTCTGACGAATTTCTTGACATATTTTGTCTATACATTTAGTTTCCCATTCTCTGTCAATATATAGATTTTTAAGAGCCATAATCACTCACTGTAAACTTTACATCAGCTTTCGCTTCTTTGCATTTGTTTTGATGTTCAACCCATTTATTATCTGTCATGTGGTTAAAAATAGCAGTAGCTACTTTGCTAACGCTTTTTGCCACCCCACTAGCATCCGGCCCAGCATCTAATTTAGCCCAATAATAAAGACCATCCTCTTTGTCTTTAATTACTTCGTAACCCTGGGTTTTTGCCCACTTTTTAATTTCGGAGATCATCATATTAACAACTCATGTTACCAGACTTTGGTGGTTTGTCAAGATATTTTCTTGTGGATGTATCATATTTCTCTATGGATTTATCATAATGCTTCCATGCTTCAGTATGTTTTAAAGCAATGATCTGTTTTTCTTGTTCAGATAGTCTTTGTCTTTGATACTCAATAAGCTTGTAAAGCTCTATGATATAGTCTAATACTGGCTGGCCTTTGTACTGGGTCAGCATATTATTGACAGTAGAAATATCTACAGGATCATATTTAAAGGTTCCATCCCAACTCACTTTTGCATTTGCTCCTCATAAGATGTTTGTTTCTTATGTTCAAAGCCCATAGAAAATCCTTGCATATAAACAGTCTTGAGTAGGCGAGAATTTTCTCCAACAAGTTGTCTATTGTCTTTTGCCCAAAGAACAAAACTCTTTTCTTCATCACAAATATCAGACAAATCTGGATAATAGATATCATCAAACCAATAATAGTGTTTTTGCAGCATAGTATCTAGTGCGATAAACACTGGTGGTTTTGGATCGTAGCTATGATCTATTTTTGATAGTACAAGCTCGTCCATGAAAACATTAACAATCTTGTCTCCAACCTTTAATCCCATAGCCAAATCAAGACGCATTAGTAGTCTCCTTGCTAAATTGATCCATGTATGAATTATAAGCATCCTCTAAGTTTTCAATAAGTTTAAACTTCCAGATAGGAGCATTATTCCACTCTGTACTTTCGTCAATACTTTCAATCAAACATTGTAATGCTTTTTCTGTACCTATTATTTCTAGTGCTTTCTTAATTTGATCTTTATTAGTCATCCCGCCCTCTTGTATAAATAACTTCCTGCCCAATCACATTCGTCAATCAGTTTTTTGTGGTCATCGAATAAGTTGTATCTAGCATCTTTATAGGGAGTCCTATAACTTGCTGGCTTATAAATGCTTCCATTAATTTTATCTACAAAAGCGTGAATAGTTTCAACACCTTCCCAAACTTGAGTAATCTTGTAGTATTTCTTGTTTTCTTTGAAGAAATAATAAACTGTTTGTTCATCTCCATAGGTTTGTTGCTTGGCTTTTGTCTCAAGAGCATCCAACCAAATATGTATATGGCTATGAAAATCTCCTTGAGTTTTACTAAAAGTAGTAGTCATAAGTGAGTCCTAGCATATAGCCAAAAACAAAGAAAACAACAACAATGAAAACTAGCTCAATTACCCAAGTGTAATCCCACTTCATCGTGCCTCTCATTCTATCTTATCGGTCAGTCCTTGTCAATACTTCAAACAAAACCAATTTTTTGCTTAGTTGTTGACATAGTGCTTTCAATTTCATAGTCAGCAAAACTCTTACAATCATAACTTCGTCCATTCCACCAACCAATTTCATAGCTGATCGAATTATTGCCGCGTATATTAATGCCTGTTACCTTGCCAAAAACATCTTCAGCTAACTTAACATCAGTACCAATAGCAAAAACTTCTGTCTTATCTTTCATTATCGTCTCCATTTTCTATCCATAGGTTATGATCGAACATTGGTGGCTTGTCTTGATTTAATAGTAGTCTACGTTCTTCTCGTAAAGAACCTATTTCTTTTCTTTGAACTCTAATCTCAGTTTTAAGAGATTCGATAGTATATTTCTGCTGTTCAATAGTTCTTTCTAAGCCATTAATATAGGTATCAATATCAAAGAAAGGATTAGATTTATCAGATTGATTCATGATTCCATGCTTTTTCTAAGTAGCTTAATGTTGTATCAACTCTTTTGTCATTGTAAAAACAGTCTAAATCTGTTGATATTAATTCTCTGTGTTTATCCGGCCAAACTTCTGACAATGTATTCATAACTGTTTGACCATATCTCAGACCATATTGTTTAAGATCATGATCAATTTTACTTCTAAATTCAGAATAGCTCATTGATGTTTCTTCTTTAGGAGTCTCACAATGTCTCCAGCAGTATCAGAGACATTATTACCCCCAAGATAATACTGTCCAGTAACCTGTATCATTTCATCCAAAGTTTTTTCAGCATTATAAAGCCTAGCCCACTTTGGCTTGTATTCAGCTTTCATATAATTCCAAACACTATTATAGAAATCACAAATAGCTTGATTTACTGACTCATTCATTGTTTTTCCTTTGTAGTGGATGATTCGTCGTTTAGTTCTAGTTTAACATCCTCTGGTTGCTTTGTCAAGCCCTCTGGATAGTCGCTATAAGGACAGTTAAAACAACCAAGGTGGCAACAGTACCCTCTCTTTAATAAGAACTCCCTAGATAGCATCAGCCTGTTCGCTCTGGGGATATTCTTTGACAGTCCATCCTAACTCTAATAGATCTGATCGTATTTCATCAGTAACAAAACTTTCTCCAACATATCCATCATTATGACTACCTATTCCAGAACAATACCAATCAATATAACTCTCTCCCATATTCCGTATATCTGCCAAAACACCCCCAGCATATCTCCAAGAACAACTCCATTCCTCGCCATTCTTGTAGAATAAATTATTGCACATGGCCGAATATAAATTTTGGCTGTAAGATTCACTGTTAACACACTTATCTGTGATATAATCTGATTTGATAAGATCATGTTCTAGATTAGCTTTTCTCATGACCACAACTCCTTACGGATTTTAATTAGTTCAATAAGCATTTTTGTATCTTCTTTTTCGTAATCTATTTCAATCTTTTCAAGTTTTTTGAATTGAGACAATTCTTTCCTTGTTATTTTACCATCCATCAAATTATTTTCTTCGTCTTGATTCCAAGATAATTTGGCAACGTCCATAGGTTCTGGTCTGTTTGGACGATCTTTCCACCATAAATAAAGTTCTTTGATCTTTTGAGCCTTAATAGCTTGGTGAGTTGGTTTTCCATACTTTGGGTCTTTTTTATCTACTCCCCAATCTTTATTATACTTTAAAGAACAAGCCCACTTTAGGTAAGCTAATCCTGCCTCAACTGATCGGCCATGCTTGAACTTGTAATTTTTAGTACCTTTTTTAAGAGACCATTTTGCTAGATGAGCATATTCAATCTCTACAAAATCCACAAGCTCATTAAACAAACCATGAAGAATTCTATGGTCAAGCTCATAGTAATGTCCCGGTTTTAGTCCAGTCTTTAGATAATGTGTCTTAGTTATCCAACGATTCTTGACATAGTATCTAATCTCTGTATAAACATCGCAGGGAAAGAATAGAATGTCTTGAAGTTTTGATAATCCTTCTTCTGCCAACCAAAACCGAATTGGTCTTTTCTTTCTCTGTTCTTTATTCCATTCGTCCCATTTGCCCCACTCTAAAGCATAGGGTTTCTTTACTCCACGGATTAAATCCGCGAATTTAGAACAACTCCAGTAATGAGTTCTTGATTTTGGTCTGAACCACATAAATTATTCCTGTATTTTAGTTCCTATATCATAAGGATAGCCATCTTCTACTTCTTCACTGTAAGCATCTTCATAGTGATTATCCCACCAAGGAATTTTACTATCTGGTAATTCATTCATAATTAAAGTTCGATATATTTTAGTATAGTTAGTATTCTTCGTGCTAATGCAGCACCACCAACAATCCTACCATCATTATAATCTTCACCGTATCCAGATGTAGACTCATGATCTTTTTGGTCTTGAATCTTTCGATTACATAGTTTGATAATTTCGAGGATATTAGCTTTTTCTATTTCGTTCATACAAATAATCTATCTTGCAATAGTTTTCTTACTGTTTCTGTTACGTTAATACCATTGACTGAAATATCGTTTGAGCCATAAGGATTATCTGGCATCCTTCTGGCAACTGTATTATACAACCAAAATATAACAAATCTCTCATCTTCTGTCACAGAATAGCCTCTTTGGTTTCCTCGTCAAGAACAGGATTATCAAAAGATTCTACTAGTCTTTGTAGTGTAACTTTAAGATCCTCCAAACTTTCTTCCATAATCCTAATAGGTTCTTCTGTCCAACCTTTTACCTTCCCATCTTCATCATAGTAAACCTCATGAATACCATAATAAATACTATCATCGTCAATATGTCTAATTATTCTATGATTCCACATGATTTAATCCTTTATATTAAAGCGTGATTTTTCAGTCATTTACACAAAAACCACGCTAAAAAGTCTACGGATGGTTGATTGTGGGCCTACCCGCGATCCCAACCTTTCGGCATCAACATTCTGATTGTATCTCTTTATCGTCATTTGTCAACAATAAACTTTAACTTTCTCGTATTTTCTTTTTAGTCCCATATCTAATCTATCTTGATAGAGGTACTTTGCTATTTTTTCAATACCATCAATACTAGAAATTCTGATTCTTGAATCTTTATAGCCAGTTTTTGATACATATTTTTTTATTTTGTAGTGTTTAATTTTCAGCTTTGTAAATAAAGATTCTATATGTGACCAATCTTGATTATATGTACTACCTATAAAAAAATGTTTTGCTTTATCTGTGATGTAAAAACAGCCATCACCATCGACATATCCTCTATAAAAAAGATAGTGTTTCTTTTTTGGTATTTTTTTTAATAGCTTGGTTGGAGAAGCATATCCTTTCTTGTCAAAATCTATAGAGCATAATATACTGTTCCACCTAGTATCGCTTATTGTTAAAATAATTGATTTTTGTCTACATACTCCATCTTTTATATTTGCTTCTTTTATGTATTCTCCCCAATTACCTACCTTATTAAAAATTGGTTTAAGATCTAGGAAGTCATTATAAACTATTGTACATTGTAGATTGTGATAGTTATTTGTTTTAGCATTTTGAGCATTTAAATATCCATCTGCCCATAAAAATCCCAATAAGTAAATATCTTCATCTGTTAAATTTTTCAACGTCTTATTGAACCATTGAGTAACTCTGGGTTTATTTTTTCTTATACCATATTTACTCAATTTCCCATATATCTGATTTGTAGTAAATCCTAATATTTTGGCAATTTCTGGTGCAGATTTTTGCTCTGTTATGAATAGCTTTTTTAATGTCTTTTCCATTTTTTAAGATCCTGTGTTATGATTGGGTACATATATCCATACACCAAAAATCATATTTTATAGGTTTCTAATTCATTAAGGCAAACAAATTTAGTGTCCCCATATTGGGTATTCTTACTAACATGATAATGACCATGAATAAAAAGCTTTGGTTGATGAATTTTATACAATTCTCCTAAAGCCCAGCCAGTAATATTCTCATATCTTTTGGCATATGGCCCTATATATTCAGGAACCATAAAATCTGGACAATCATGAGCTAAAAAAATATCTGGCTTGATCTCTCTGTATAGTTCTCTAGCTTTCATAAAAGTTTCAATATTATTTTGTTCATCCTCCCACCAGTCAATACCTATAGTACGATATTGACGATCAATAGAATAGGCTCCTCTATAAAAAAAGAATGATATTCCATTCAATGTGGTGAAACCATAATCTCCCAAGTAATGTGGGATGTTAATTATTTTATTATAATTGTCATGGTTGCCACCAACAATCTTGAATTTATCTGGATCAACATTATTCAATGTGGAAAAGTCAAATCCCACATCACCTAAAGCAACTATATATTCATGCTTATCTTTCTCACGAATAATTTCGTGCATACGCTTATATTTGCCGTGGATATCCCCGACAACAGTTATTGAATCTTTCATACTCCATCCAAAGGGTCTGGTTTAAAAGGGTAAGAGAATGGCCCCAAAACACTTTTTCTTTTTTCTTTCAGAAAATTAATTACATCATTAAAACACGACTCGCACAGATCAACCTCAAATCTTGATCCATCATTCTTTGAGCCATATCCCCAACAAGATTCAAGAGTGGCAAAATCTGGCCCAACATATGGATAGTTAGTGGTACTTTTCCCACAACAATCACATGAAACGTCATCAAGAACTTTTCTTATTTCTTCTTTAAATGTTCTCATTTCCAACGTCGTGAAACATCACGCCTCTTAGGTGGACTATAATAGCTAATTGTTCTAGTTGTAATAGAATATGGTTTGAAAATCTTTGAAAGTTTCTTAGAACTAAGACTAGCAGGAAGAACTATATCACTACTTTTAATTAGGTCAGGAATACCACAGTATTCAGATAAGTAATTCATAGTTTTCTTGTATCCCTCAATGATAACATCTTTGGAACAAGTTTTCTTCAACAAATCTTCAAAACTCTTAGCCATTGTTAATAATCTCCAGAATGGTTTCTGCTAGTGTAGAACGCCCCACAATTCTTCCATCCTCATAAGGATCATTATAACTAGACTTTTGACTCCAAACTTGCATAATACCCAAGCACATTCGTCTAATTTCTTCCAATTTTTCTTCTTTAGTCATTTTCTACCTCGACTGGAATATATGCTGGCTGTTTAATGTTACAACGCCCAAGAGCAATTCTAACGCCCAGTTTCTTATTGTAGTTATCCTTAATACTACAAAGAGCTACTCCTTCATAATGATCACCAGATGGACTATCAATTATAATGTGTGTGGAACCACCTTTAGTATCTGGTTCAATAGAACCATCAACTCTATACATAACACGATTTGGTGATTCAAAAACCAATTGACGATTTTGCCACTTAAATCTACCATTATAAAGCCTGTTGTGAAGAACCCTAACCTTATATCCACTATTACGAAGCTGTTGAATTGTCATGTTTTTCTCCAATTAGTGTATGCCACAAACTTCCACGGTACGAGTGATAATAATCTTATTGTATTCTGACAAAAAACTATTCAGATGATCCTGTTTAATCACCAACTCACCATTACTCTGACCAATAAAATACTTGTCAAGTAAATCTTGAACTTTTTGTTGAACTGTTGGACTCATAAACTTTCTCCAAAGGATACCCAAGTATACTGTAGTATCGGCTTTTGTCAAGACGCTCCATTAAGAATTATTTCTTGTCTGAGAGAGCTATTAAAATACCATAGGATAAAATACTTGGAACCCAAAGACCAACATACAAACTATAGAATTCTGCATTTTGTATACCGCTAAACATTAATCCAACACTAAGTATCATACTAACAAATGCTGGAATTATTACTAAATTAATCATTTTGTACCTTTATGACTGTTCGTCAATTTTTACTTTGTGTTCTTTGACTTCTCTGATTAGTTTTTTCAGAGTTTCATTATCTTTCAGTTCTGATAATGTATAGTTTACTTTACGATTATTTCTTGAGTCTGGATTTAGATCACCCATAAATAGCATACTAAGTGCCAGACCAGAACTAACAATCAACATCATAATCACGCCAGCGAAAAATATGTACATTTCCATGTTAATCTCCTTTACTGTTTTTTAGTAACAGATTTCCAAGAGATAAGAAACTAGGAACCCATAATCCTACGAACAAACCACAGTCTTTTGCATTTTCAACTCCACTAAACCATAATCCCGTACTTAAAGCGAAACTTAGAAATGCTGCAACTAGAATACTGATCTTAAAAGGACTCATAATGTTAACTCCGATTTGTTTAAGTTGTTAAAGGTTAGAACTAAGTCTCATTATACCAGAGCAAACGCTGGTTGGAAATTATCTTTATAAAGACCAACGCTTACTTCACCATCTTCGCTATTGTAAAATTCTCCTTTACGATATTCTGGAAAGCCATTTTCTACTCCAAAAGCTATTCTGAGAAATTCATTCGTATGAGTCTCTCCGTAAAAATAATCATCAAAAATTTTGATTTTTTCGATAGATGATCCTCTCGCTACAATAAAAATCCATCTCATGATTTACTCTCCAAAAAGTTATTGATAAAATCAGCAAAGCCTTTAAGTTCTTCCTCAGAAAAAATTAACACTAACTTTTTCTTATATAGATGAATACCTAACTCATATCGAAATTTTCCCACTCTATCATCGGATAGTTCCATATTAGAATATTCTGTTTTATATATTTCGCTCACTCTTAATCTCCTAATAACAAATACAGTCTCTTGCGTAAATTATACCACGTTTAGCTGGAGGGTCAATAGGATTTTCAAACTTTTTAACGGATTTTACAATCCATCCAAACTTAGGCTTATCCTTCCAGCCATAAGTCTTATCATTAATATCCACCTTGTGTCTATTCTCATCAGATCCCCAATGTTCTTTAGAAGAGTATTGAATACAAGAACTAAAAGTAATTGTTCCGATAATTCTACTCTTAAACTTAGCCGATTTCCCCGGAGTTTCAATCATTGCCAACTCAACTCCTTCTAATCTTGTGGGAAGTCGATAGGAGCGGGTTTCGACCGTTTTCTGACCATTAATTAAAAGGGTAGACCAAGGACTCTGTATGTTTAAACCGACCACGAATTATTCTCCAAAAGGTTCAAAATTTACAGTAAACAGCTTACCATCTTTATTTCGATAAAATAATTCTGGCTCATCTTTCTTTGCCCACCAAATAAATGTATTCTTAATTTTGTTATTTATGTTAGGATTCCAACTAGCTGACCAAACATCTGGCCCCTTATCATCATGTGTTGATCGTGCAAATATGATTTTATATGGACTACTGGTTCCATTATAAATCTGTATAGTTCCATCAAATCCAACTTCACTTGGGTTCATTTTTGTATTTATCTATAATGCTAGTTAATTCTTCTTCGTTAAAATTTGCTTTTATATATACAGCAAGGGACTCAGCTTGATCTATTTTTGTCAAAGGAATATCTTTGTATCTGTGGCAATCATGAAGCAAAAGAATTGAATCTGTTGACATTTTCATTGCCGCTGCTGCACAACAAGATACTCTAAATCTTCCATCAATAAGGATAAGATCAAAATTGTCTTTGTGTTCTCGAATACTATTTGGATATTTGATCCAATCAGATTTCTTGCTATTATCAATAGGAAAACCCCAATTTAAACAATTACTATTTATATCAATATGGTAAAACTTTATTTTATTGTAATCTAATATTTGTTTCTTGGTTTTTTCGATCCATTCTGAACAAGAGTCAATGGATACTATCTTTCTTATATTTATATAGGAATTAACCAAAAACGTAGAACCTCCACAGCCATACTCAAAATACGAACTGGCATTTGGTATATATTTTTTAAACAAAGCTATTTCTTTTGCCGTCATTGCTATTTGCATAAAAATCCAGTTTCAATTACTTTCATGTTAAATTATACTCAAGGTCAATATATGTTAAATGCCAATTTAAGGCTAAAGAACCATCAGTATCTTCTTTGTATCCTATATATTCTTCTAATCCACTGAGTATTTGATAGTCAGTAATATTCTGTAAATCAAATAATAATTTACAGTAATTAAGCATATCGCTTTTTGAATTAAATATCCAAGGACACGATATATCAGAAATGTTTAATACAGTCAATTCTTTAGGAAATTTAATAGTATTCCAGTCATAATATAATCCTTTGTGTTCTCCTGTTGATGTATATTTCCCAACAAAGTCATCTAAAAAAAACGAAACATTACTGTTTAATGAAACATCGGCCAGATGAATAAAGCCTTTATCTTTGATATGCAACGACAAATTATCTAAAAAAGCGTCTAGTTTTTGTATATGATGAATAGAGGCCAAACATACTATTCTGTCAACAGATGGTATATTCCATTTTTCATAAGGAGACACTACAGATATGTTATTAATAGATTCAGAGAAATCTAAAGACAATACAGAAGTATCTTCTAAGCAATATTTTTTTAAATATCCACCAAGCGAAGGTATATCTAATATTGTTTCATTGTCTTTTATAGGATGTCTATCAAAAAGAGAATAGAACTCTTTATCTCTAGCATTAGGATAATTTTTCATGGCTAGATCATACGCCCAGCCTCTATGTCTAAAAATATTTTTATATTCCATTTTTTATTTGATTAAGCTCTAAACAGGTTTTGCATTTACCACATTCTTTAGAAGTATTCTCATCAATATTAATAGGGTTTCTGCAACTCCAAGTCATGTCTCTTAATTCTTTAGGAAGCATCTTATAAATTTCATCTTTTGTTAAGTGTCCGACAGGATACATTTTTTGGATATTTGGAGCAAACAACTCTAACATTTTATTAGCTCTAATTACCCTTTCCTCCATATATGAACCAGAATCAGACTTGGTGCGACCTATTGCAATTTTCTTAATGGTGGGTAAACTTAAACAAATTGCTCCTGCTATGAAGTTGTATATATCACTATCTACTATAAATTTCTGAGTAACTGTTACTTCTTCTGTTTCTGTGTTTATGTTATCTATGTATGAATAAAAGGGGTATTCATGATAGCTCTCACTATATCTAAACTTGTAAAACTTAGACATATACTCAAGAATATTTTTTACAGCTCGTTGTTCTACTTCTGCTCTCTTTTGCTTATTCAGGAGATACAGATGATGTATATGTACTTTATGTTCTGCGTTTTGTAACAACTGCCATAAAGCTCCTGTAGAATCTAATCCTCCAGAAAGCATAAGCAGAGTATCTGAGTCATCAAGCTCTATATTATATTGTGCTTTAAAAAGACTGTTTATTCTTTGATTTAGATTAGTCATTGTTTACTATAAATATCTGTCCATGTTTTAGCTTGCTCAAGACTAATAAACATCATTGGTCTATCAGTTTCTTTAGATAATATCCACTCATAACCAAACCAACCACTCTGCTTAATTTGATACCAAACTGAATTATTAGAGTCTTTTAGCTTACAGATTTTATATTTCATGTTTACTGTGTTAATAACAGTATGTTCATGAATCTTTTTACTTATATCAGTCATTAGATTTTGACTCCCACGAAGATATTATCCTCCAAGTATTATTTGATAATAGTCTATAGTGAGTATATTCTATATTTGTGATTTTCCCTAGTTTCACTCTTATGTGAGCTAATCTAAAGTCCTCATAGGTTTCTGGTTTTTCTAAGGAACCAGTTTCGTAACCACCATATTCAATCCATGTTTGGGTAAAATCTTTAACGTCAAGATTTAGTCTGCCTCTCATGACCGGCATAAAATAACCTTTACGACCAATTGGTTGAACTACATCTCCGTACATAACCCACTGATCACAATATTCAAAGTATTCTAATTCTATCCCATTTATTGGAACAACTTCTGTACGTCCCCAAGGATGAATACTTTCTACATTACCAACAATATTGTCAATGGTAATCTTCTGTCTGTCTATTGGTTTGTTTTTTAGCTTTTCTATATTCTTTTTATGAATAGGATTAAGAACAAAAATAGAGAATAATAGCCCTATAACTATTCCTAATACTATTATTGTTGGTCTAATATCAAAATTAGTTTCGTTCATAAAGAATCCTTAATATTTGTCTTGCCATGTGAGATATTCCATCCTCTAATCCATCTGAGTATGAGAGTTTTTTACTACCCTCAAGCACCTTCATAAAGTCTATAGTATCAAGATAAGGCCCGGATGGTTCAAGAGTTTCTTCTTTGCATAAATCTTCTATCTTTTCTATTTTAGTGATAAGATAGAGTAATTGTTTTTGAAAATCTTTAGTCATTATCGTTTGCGTGATTCTATAAAGTTCTACATCACAATTGGTTTTCTAATCCAGACTTTAATACCAGTTTTAGTAGTCCATGTTATATCTTCTGTTTTTGTAACATTGAACGATACTTGTTTGATGGGAATATGCTGGATGTTTTGACTGGTATGTAGCGATCCATGCTCAATTATTTTTTGCATCAAATCTTGCACATCTTGTTCTGATAGTTTACTGTTACCAGTAATATCTATTTCTATTGTTGTTCTAAATTTCATCATTTTCCTTGTAGTAAATCACTATCCCTCGTCCATAATCAGTAGTTACTTTAATCTTATAAGGATCATAAGGAACTTTTAAGTGATAACACAAATCCTCACCAGCTCTTAATACTTCTTTTAGAGTTGGAGATTGTAGATAAATGTCATTATCTTTTGATATATCAAATTGATTTGTCATTCAAACTCCTTAAATAGTCATCGTTTAACTTCATCTGGATGCTTGTCTCTCATATATGGAGTAGCACTAATGTAACCAATAGCATAATCTATTTTACTTTTAAGGGCAGCAACAACCATTTCTAATGCTTTAATTCTATCTTTTTGAGATTCACTAGATTTGTATGCTGATTCTAGTTGTATCTTTTTTATCTTTAACTTCATTTTGTAATGGAGTAATTCGTGTTTCCCATAGTTCATCAATATCTTTTTGTCTTAGTTGTTCTGCTTGTGCTAATTTAGATTCTAGTTCTTTATAGCTTTTATTAGGAGGATTAATTCTTGCTGCGCATTTTTCATATTCTTCTCGTTGGTTTCTAAGAGCAGTAATAATTTGTCTTAGTTCAAGATTTTTCTTTACTAATTCATCATAACTTAACTTATTATAGTCGTTCATTTAACATCCTTTTCAATTTCTTAACAGCCGTAGTTCTACTATTTTTCATAAGATCATCAATAAGATCATCTAGCTTCTCATCAAGCGTCAATTCCGCTGGTTTAGGTTGGACGGGCGGGTTTATCAAGTCTTTAAATAAGTCTCGCAAATTAGTTGCTATGCCTCCTAACGGGTCAGTAGCAAACAAACCTATTGTATAGTGATGAGCATTACATTCATGTCCATTTGCCACAAAATAATTCATTCTTTCAAAGATATTATTCTCGTCGTTATTTGTGGTATGGTCTGTTTTATGAACCATGATAAAGTTCTTAAAAATAGTAATCTCATTATTTAAGTTAAGAGTAAGATAATTAAATTTTTGATCATAAGCATAATTGGTAGAATTTTCATCTGGATTAACGAAACTATACCTCCTCAGAATAATATAGTCGCATACTTCGTTATCATTATGAAACAAACTAGGATACGGATCATCATAATGATCTTGTAAGGATTGCACTGGGCTATATCTCTCTAAAGAATCAATAGTGTAAGTTAGGCCATTTATAACCCAATAGTATTTACTACTGTATTTGAAAGAGTCTAAACAATATGGTACTATGTCTTTAAGTTTCATGTGGGTTCTCCGCTTCCTAATCTATATAGCATCATTTCAATTTGATCAGTATTTTGTTCTATAACCATTTGTCGTGGAGTTTTATTATTAAATGCTGGATTAGGAGCATCTAACCAAGAGTTAATAAATTCTTCTTGTACTATTGTTTTTAATCTTTCTTTAAGTTCATCAGATGTTTTCATTTGTGTACGCTTTCATTATCGACACAAATTGTTCTATACTTTTTTGTGTAGTTTCTTTTGTGTCTCCATAATCTATAAATAGCCATCCATTCAATTCTGACCATATAAATAATTTAGTTGGACAATCAGAAATCTTAAACAATTTACCATTATATTCTAATATACAAGATATTAGGGTGTTGCCATCTATTTGAGATCGTCTTTCGTTAATAATTCTCATACTACTTCGTGCATAAATTTGCTCAAAACCCATTAATTGATTATAAAAAGTGAACAATCTACCAATACGATCTGTAACATTATCATATTCCTTTATACCATCTGCTGTGGTTGTGTCAATAGTATCTCTATAGTCCTGAGTGCAAGATATGGCGAAACTTATATCGTGTAATATTTCTAAATTATCAAGATATACTTTTACTGATTTCATTTAATGTTCCTATAGTTAACCCCGCCCCGCCTACGTTGTCGGCAATTAGCCTAGCTGATCTACGCACTAAGCGTAAACATTCGACGGGAACAGGGTTAACATTTTTATGTTATTCTAGTCCTAGTTCTTGATCAAGTTGGCTCAATTTATTTAGTGCTTGTAGTCGCTGATAGTTCAAACCCGCCGCAAATCCACATTGGAAATAATAAAAATCGTTAGGGGTTCCTTCATGATCTCCCTCTAGCCATACTTCTTCTGCTAATTGTTTGGCCCGGTCATAACCAGACTGAATACTTTCTTTTTGTTTTTGTTGCCAAGTTTTATTCATAGATTTTCCACATTTTTTCCAAAACTTTTAAGTTAATCATGAGTCACCACAATCTTTACCCCGTCAAATTCATGACGGTCACAAGAATCATACATTCCACATGAATATGGTTTATTGACAACAACAAAATCAAAATTAAAGTCCCCGTTCAAACTATGCTCTTTGGTCAAATGGTCAAAAAGAATATCTTGAACATCTTTAACACTTAGAGTAATCTCTTTCTTATTTTGGATTTCCATTTAAGCTCCGAATTGACATTTAGGACATATTTTCCAGTTACATCCACAAATTTTACATACCGCTCTGTAAAACATTGTCATAATAGATAGTATTCTTTAAGAGTTTGATATAGATTGTTGACTTGGTTTTCATCCACTCTGAGTTCACTAGGGTCACTACTATTATAACTAAAAACCCTGATCAAGTAAGGTTTATTCTTCAAAAGTTCATTGTAATGAACCTCAATAAGATCATAATCAAGGATTAGAGTTCTTAGTAGCGTCATTGGTTATCTCAATCATCTTTGGATAATCACCATCCCACACATTAATATAGCATTTTGAATCTTTAGAAAAACTCATAGCAGTAGCACCCCAATTATCGCAAATTTTAGACATACAAGCTATGCAATATCCTTCTTTAAGATGTTCGCAGTTTCCTTTGTATGGAATACTCATGATTCTATCCTAAAGTTTTCGGGAAATTGTATTTTATCACGCAGGTACGGAAAAATCAAGTCATGGTTGGCATATCCATCATTTTCATGTCCAACACGAACTCCATAGTCATAAAGATAATCGCTATTAGCCCAACTATCAATACTATCAGCAACAACATAACTTAAAAAACCATGGCGATAACGAATATACAACCATTTATCATCAGAAGTTATAGCCTCTAATTGATATGGACAAGCACCACCATAACTAAGAAGCTTTTTAATGACTATCATTATTTATTGTCCATATCCAATAGGTCAGGATTAATAAGGTCAATCATATAGTCTTTCGCCGCATCAAGCATAATTTCATCGCCCACATCAATTAGAAGATTACTAAGATCAAAAACTATCTTATCAACCAGATCATTAACGGCCATAAAATCATTACGATCTAGCTTAGATAATTCTTCTTTAATATGAACTTGCATTAAAATAACTCCCCATATCCATTCCACCAATCATAAATTCGTATACAAGCCATATATCCTAATATAGCAAACAATACTAGTCCAGCCATTATTTATTCTCCTAAAATTCTTCTTCATTAACTTCTCTAAAATCAGAAACATGACGCATAACCTCTAAATGTCCATCATCAAGATCAACAAGAACACAATGGCCGGGAGCATTTTTAATTTCGGTCAAAAACACAAAGAGCTTCTTCTTGTCTGACCCATAACCCAAAGGCCCGTAATATTCAGCCCTATCTTTTTCTGGAAGATTATTCCAAAACTCTGGATTAAAATTTTTGGGTTCAAATATAACAACTGTCCCGTTTTCCATTATTTCTTCTCGTTTTCTCTATACAAAGGATAATCAGTTTCGTTTTTAGCTAGTTGATCGGCCAACTGGGCCACCTGTCTTTCGCTCCAGCCCGCAAAATGACCTCTCATGAAAACCTGAGTAAGTTCATTACGGTCTGGTTCATTCTCATAATATTTTTGGACTGCTTCTATCCAAGTTTTAGTTGCTAGTTGTAGCGGATTTTCAGTCATTAGTTTAGATTCCATATTTTCAGTAAATCTTTTTAGTCTTTCTACCAATACTTTTCCAACATTAAGCGATTTAGTCATTATTTATTATCCAAAACTTCCTGTAAAAGATTAACAGCAGTCTCAAGCCACAAATCATAATCAGCCATATTAAAATCACTCACAGTATTATCATAATCCACAATAAAGTTTCTAATATTACTTTTTAGTTTATCATTCATGGGTTATCCTTTGTTCTTTCTAATAGACTACGGAGAATAGTGGCACGTTCATCATCATCAAATCCATTGACCCAATCTCTAAATCGGTCAATAGCCGCCTCAATCGCCTCAATTTCTTTATCTGTTAAAATTATTGGTTTAGTCATTATTCCACCCCACAGCTTGTTTGACTTGCTCCACGTTTTACTACGGGAGTATCTTTTGTCTCATCAACAAAACTATTGATAAAATTAGCAAGACCTTTAAGCTCTTCTTTTGTAAACTTAAATTTCATCCATTCCCAACTGATAACATTATTGATCGTGAGGTTAAACAATTCCCCCTTTGGTTCTTCTTGTTTCCAACATTCCATATCGAAATTAAAAACATCAGCCTTATAACTATCTTTAATTACAATGCTCATTATTTATCTCCAATAGGATCAAATCCTGTTAGTTGATAGTAAAACTTAAACAATCGTTCAATTCTTTCACTAATTTTATACCACAATTCACTATTCATATCTATAGTATCTCTATAATCTTGCATACAAGAAATAGCAGCAATAATATCTTCGGCTAATGTTGGTGTTACTTTAGTCATTTAATATTTTTCCTCATCCATTCTCTATTTTCACGAATATAACTAATAACATCACTTGCCGCATTATTGATACTATTATCCAATTTAAAATGGGACATTAGAATTTCTTTAATGGCATACTTTTCATCCATAGTCAATTCTTCAAAATCCTCATCTGGCCCATACTCATTCTCAATATAGTCAGCAACAAGAGACATATACTCACTAATTTTCATTTGTTTTGATTTCTTTTCCATTACTGGGTTCATTTACCACTGAACACTATTTGATTATTGTCTTTTTGGGCATTTATCCCAATTATATGCCTTAGCATAATATGAGCATTATTGACCGAAAAGCCCGGTTTGTCCTTCTTTTGGTCAATATAATACTGGATCATAGAGGCTAAAAGATCTAGTTCACTGTTGGTTAGTTGAATCTGCTTATACATCTCAAAACCCTAAATTTCCCCTGTATTATTACTTTTACTACCCGTATCCATATTAGCAGCATATCACAAGGAACCATCTCTGTCAAGTATCGACATAGTGGGCTTGACAACTTTATTCCTTTCCTGTACAATTAGCCTGTTATCCCACAAATTTCACCACGGGATAAGATAATAAGTGGATTTTAATACTTTTAGCCGATAAATAGGTGATATTAGCTAAGAACAACCCTACTTGGTCATACTCTGGGATTGCTCAGAGGTATAAGTTGATGATTGTTGGGGTGCTGAAAATGATTTTGTCATAAAATAATGGACGGAAACCATAGAAACTACTGTTACTAGCCCTACAAAAACTAGATTCCTAATGAAAGGAACATGAAAATCTTCATTTCTTGAAATTCTAGTCATTATAGTCCTCATAGAGATATTCTTGTAAATATAGGAAAAGTCCCGTCCACGCAATGATGCAGGAAATAATAATAGTGTGGCTATATTTAATTAGTGGATCATTCTCAATCATTAAAATTCCTAACTATTTGGTAAAAGATGGCAGAGAGGAGTAATAGTAGTATGAGGGAAATGAATATTCTGGTAGTATCATCATGAATGAAGGTGGGGCAAATTGGCCGACTAACTATAGAAATTATTTTGGTCATCGTCATCTTTCCTTGACAGATAGGAGACGAACCATAATCCTGTAATATATACTATTGACTCTACCAGAATCAGACTCATCAGAATGAATCCTATGTTACTGAATATTTCATTCATAACCAAAAGCTTTCTTGATCATTCCGAAAAAATAATCGGCTTTTGTAAGGGGCTTAAGTTCAAATTCTGGAGCCTTTACTTCTTTCGCAACCTCGTCTGGCTTTTTAACTTCACAATTTTTCTTGCCACATGATTTCTTAGGGGCCGGAGTCTTTTTGGGACTAGATTTCTTTTTTGCCATAGCTTTAAATCTCGCTGACTGTTTCCATAAATTCCAAACCCGGAATTTTAGGTGAGACATAATAAGCTTATATCTCAAGAGTATTATAAAGAGGCCAGACTACTCTATCAAGATTTATTCTGTCTTAAGTTCCAGCTTGGGTATTAGACTATCAGTATCAGTGGATATTTTTTTAATGTCGATAACTATTAGAGTATCAGACATGTCCGGACTATCTTGTTGATATTTTGTTACGGCCTGTTGAATCTTTTGACAAATATAGTTACAATCCATCTGAGATTCTATTTTAATGGTTGTTATCATACTAAAGTTCGCTGACTATATCCATAAAATCCAAACCGACTTTATTAGCTGATACAATTGAGACTATTAAAAGCAAGAGAAGAGACTCGAACTCTCAACATTCAGGTTGGAAACCTAACGCTCTACCATTGAGCTACTCTTGCCTGAAGATATTATCTCCAAGACCTTACTCTATACCATTTACCATTTTTACCTTGTGCTGACGCATCACCTGTTAGTCTCATATTACCGCCCGGAGTACAAGTGTTACAATTAGGTGACGAACCATAACCAACTCCTTCAAAGTTTCCAATAACTCCCCACACATGACCACTAATATTATTAGCTGCCATGTAATTAGCTTCTGCTTGACAACGATCCTGATCGCTACCAGAATCTTGCTGACTAGTGTAACTATATACCCTATTGGATGACTGACTATAATACCTTGGCCCAGCGGCCTGTGCGGCAAAAGTAGTGACAAAAACTAGGGCAATTGCAATCATAAAATTCTTCATAAGTTCCTCCATGAGTAAAAATAATCCTATTTTAAGAAAAAACCCCCGAGTTTATTCAGGGGAATTTTCTTGCGACCTATAATCAAACAAATCTGTCCTCTGATCCTTTTGATTATCGACCATGAATATTAACGAACAACGCTGCGAACGCGGGCCACAGTTCTTCGACCAACATTACGAGTAGCCTCAACTGTTCGGCGTGTTACTTCTACTGGGATTGAAACTACTTCCCTAGTAACATTGACAACCCTGCTTCGTAGGGTACAATTACCATTAGCACACTCACCAGCATAGGTTGACGAACCAAGAACCATTAGAGCAAACACAAGAACAAACTTAATCATAAACTTTCTCCTGTTGAAGTAATGTCGCGTCCCTGCGACTGTCATTTATGATATAGTAAGTTCGGAGGATATGTGGTCAAGTTGCAGCTTATTACCATTTTTTAACTGACCCTCTAATCTCGCTGACTATCACCAACAAAACCAAATCCGGAGGATTAGCCGAGACTAACCCTACCGGATTAAGTTAAAGTCCAATTACTATTTATTTAATAGCTGGAGGAGAACAGTTGCATGAGTAATAATATAATGATACTAATGCTAACAGTGTTACTAAAATTCCAGCGCTCCAATAAACTAATGTATAATTCATAAGTCACCTATTGTTAATTGTGAAAGTTTCTGTATCTGCTTTGTCAGTCTTACTGATCTTATTCTTTCGCACAATTTTAGTAATGCGTCCATGACTATTATCATGAGATGATTCTAAGAAACATTTGTCCTCATGATTGTCATGGAATCCTTTAAAATGCCAGTCATAGCTTTTTAGAATACTCTCCGGAGTAGTAGAACTATCATATATTTCACCCTCTACTTCGAAAGAAATTATCCTGTGGAAAGTTTTAAGCATGATATTGCTCCTCTTCTGTTAATGTAGCGGGACCGTTAAAATCTTCCCAATTATCTACTAAAACTTCTGGAGCTTCTTTCCGTATCTCAGCTTCAAGAGAATAGTTAGATTCTTTATCCTTCTCTTTAGATAGATAATCTCTAAGATGATCCTTGATCTGCATGAAATCTAATTCACCCAAGATCTGATCAATGTACTTTCTTTGAATTTCAGTACGATTATCATTACCTATAAATCTACTTTTCATAAATCACCTCATGGTTAAAAGTTAAAAACACTTCTTGCCCATGATTCCATTGGTCCCGCATTTGTCTCACCAAAATGCTTGACCTTTGGCTCCGTTGACTACTGTATTATATCAGGCAGAATGATCATGACCAGCGATATTTTTACGGAGGACTCATATCTTATTCGTATTAAGCATAACCTGTAGTATACTATGTTTGGGTAGTTTTTATGGTTCTATTGTGAAGAATGAACAATGATACTGTGGTTCGCTCAAAGTTTAATAACTAACCTTGAATTTGATAGTAGCCAGACACAAGACCCATACAGATACCAAAGGCAAGGCAAACTTCTAGCATATAATCTCCCAAAGTTAGAGGATAGAACAACCACAAACAATTCCGCCAACAGCAACAAGCTAGCTGGGGAAAAGAACTTGACAGATACCATGAAATGGATTATATATTATGCAGGTGCGGAGATGATATATACTATACATACTAATAACACCAACCTTGCTCCTCCCTGCCACAGTCCTAGTATACCATATCGTCACGTTGCACACAAATCCTTGAGAGCAAACAACTTACAAGAAATCCTGGTCTCTCACCACCAGATTTATTCTTTTACAACCTGCTTAAGTTTTTTTGTAACATTGTCAAAAATCTTATTAACCGGCCCCGTTAATGTATAATCTTTCTTATAAGCAACAAGAGCATCCAGAATCTTCCAAGCTTCTTGTTTACTAATATCAATTTCCATTAGTTCTCCATATAATAGTTATCAAAAAGAGTTAGTGTATTTTTCATCCAAACTCTGAAAAAGACCATCAACATCTTCAATAGAGTGCGGATAATTAAAATGACCATTATTCTTGGCGTGTTTCATATCTTCGACAAGATTTTCTAAAGCATCCAGAATCATTTCCATATCATGTTTTTCAATATAATAGTTCATATTAGTTCTCCAAAAGGTCGGGGTAGTAGTCATTAATTTGATTGGTTAACTGTTCATTAGTCAACCCACTCTTATTATCCACAAGCATCTGATAAGCAAAATTGTACAGAGTATCGAAGTCCATATCTTCTAAAAGATGGTCACAATAAACATTAGTAATGTCATCTCTATTTTCATCAGTAATATTCATATTTATTCCTTATATTGTTTCTGGATATACCTAAAAAACCTAATAAGATCATCACAAGTAGATACTATACATTTTTCACGAGTCAACCATGACGGAACACTATTAGTATCTCCACCTATAAGTCTACAAAGGTTTTCATAATATTCGGTAATTTCCGGCAAGACCCTAGAACTATTTTCGTCAATATACTCAAACCGATCATCACTAGTAATCTTCATTCTTTCCTGCATCATTCTCAAGGGGTCTGTGATTTAGCCTGACTACATTATCAGACTACTAATCTAATCATCTTTATCTATTGAGAATTAATCTCAACAATCAGCTTCTTTGTTACTATCGTTGTTACACTGTCTAGTATACCATACTCTAGTATCGGCTGCAAGTGGTTGAAACATAAGAACTTATGAACAGTGACGCATGTTATTATAGTTGTTATTCTGGCTGACTATCAGCAACGTCAGCAATTCCGCAGGATTAGGCGAGACAAATACGGATTTGAAAAATATACAACCCATTATTATAATTCTATTACTATTTTAACCTAAACCCTTGCTACTACACGCCTTACGCCTACATACAGTATATCGTCATTCCAACCCTTTGGGAATAGGGAACTTGCGAGATTTTTTACTAAATTGACGTAAGTCGTTGATACCATTGAACTTAGGACAAGATTTCGCGGCCCCGCTCGCCCTAAGTCCTTTGCTGATAAGGGTTTACGTCAAGTGACAGCTAGCGACAGCCTTGCAATAGGCCACGAATACTTGCTCATCTAAATCTAGCTTCATTCTATTTATATCTTTATGCACGAATTGAATATTATTTTTCATATAAGGCTTACTAGAGTCTATTCTATCAACAGAAGCTGTCCAATTCCTCTTAATCAAAAATTCATCGCTAGAATATGGTAATGATATATCTAAGCCAGAAAGAGCACACTTAAAATTTTGTTTAGTTATTTGTTTCTCTAGATTTTCTGGAGTAATCTTAAACTCGATACCCCTAGAATCTGCATTAGCTATAATGGCAACCCAATACATCCTCATAATATTTTTTGATACAAATTCCGACTCAGTAATCATGCATCCACACGATTTTTTCCTTCCGCTATTAATTAATGTCTTTTTGCACCTAATCATTCTCCCGCACTTGCACTTACAAATAACGGCTTTATAATTATCAATATTACCATCTTCTTTTATAACGGTAAGATATGATTCTTCTTTTTTAAATCTTGGCATTTAATAATCCTTTTAGGTAACGTATTTTTGACACATAAATATATACACCATAAAAACAAAATCGCCACCCATTTCTGAGCGGCGACTTCGTTTTGCTAATGGTGAAGAGAAGTTAGACTGCATTAGCAAATTGCATTGCGGTATTCAACGCCTTGATATTATCGTTAGCATTAAGCCCGAACCACAGTGAGTCGAGACGGTTATCTTCCGTGCGACCCTTGTGATAATTTAGATACTCATTATATCCGTTCATTGCGGCCCACCATGTGCCTCTCACGCCCGTAGCACTCTGCTTCGGGCCTTCGACCAGATTCAAAATCTCGTCCATAATATTACGGGTACGAGTCTTGATCTGATCGTCCGGCGTACCGTCGATGTCGAGCATCACCTTGACATAGCGACGAACGTCGGCCTGATTGAAGTTCTTTGACGCGAGGAACCTGAATTGCTCCGCAGTCGCCTCAAACTCCATGTTGATGTTATCCATAATGTCTCGCACGTTTTCCAGATTTGTCTTGCTGGAACGTGTGTGACGAATACGGATCAACTTGGAACCACTGCTCTTGCTATGGGCCATTGCCATTGTATTGGCGCAAACAACGCGAATCGGAGTATAGCCCACCCGGATAGCAGTCGTGCCATCGTGCGAGTTGCTGAGAAGAATAAACTTCCCAACCTCGTCACCCTTCACGATCTCGCTATTGTCGCGGTTCAGTTGGGCCAGCACCCAAACCTTCTGACCGCTGTGGAGCGAACCGGCAGTATGCAATGCACACTCGCCAGCGTCCAGAAACGGCTGGAACCAATCGAACGCCTCGCTGTTTTGCAGCGGAGTGTATCGTGGGCCGACAACGCCCAGAATACTATCGTCGGTTTTGCGATAGGTCGCACGGGCCGGAACGGGCTGGCCGTCCACGGTCACCAAGTCCTTGAGGCCGACTTCCCAATCCAGACCGGCAGCGGTCATCGCTTCCGAAACCGTAGGGGCTTCGTCAAGCTGGTTCCCAAGGCCGTGCCACGGGGTCGCACCAACAAACATCATCTGTTCAACTGCATGAGCCATAATCATCCCTTTCGTGTTGCTGTTCAATCGTTCTTGTCCACTGATTCTACACTATGTTATCGTCACTGTCAAGGGAAAACTTTGGAAAAATTCCGCACGTCGTAAGTGGTTGACAGATAAGGACTTACGGCGACCGGGGCCGCCCCACCTTGTCCTAAGTCTTTGGCTGGTAAGGGTTTAGAAGAAATGTCCCAAACTGCTTCTCAAAAAGTTTAGAATTGGAAGCATTGTAGGCACACTCTTCACCGAGATAGAAATATACTCCGGTACATTTTGCTCGCGGAGTATCTTCCTCAATAGAATTGATTATACGCTTAATTGTAAGGCCAGAGCAAATCAAATCATCTACAATAACATAGCGAGAAGGAGAAACACCCTCAAGATAGAACTCGCTATATCGTCGCTCATCTTTACGAACAATGATAATATTCTTATTTAGAATCTCTGCAATTTGTGGCACTACCATCAAACCGCTTACGCCACAACAGGCAATGCTATCAAAATCTTGTTCAATCTTACGCAGAGAACAGATAGCCTTGATAATCACACTATTTCTATATTTGTGATTTAATACTCTGCTAGTATGAGCAGCCCCTTGAATGATCTTACCATCTGGGGTACGCCGGAAGTCATCAAGTTCTTGTTGCCAAGCGTTCATAAAGTGTGTGGTTGGATTTGAACCAACAACCCGTTACAAGAAAGGATAATATATTAGGGTCTAGTCCCACCTAGAAGCACACACAAAAATCAGTCATCTTCATCTTCAATACTAGGATAATAATTCTTACCATAAGACGGAACTTCATCATCTTCCTCGGCATCTTGCATCCAAGGTTCTTCATCCAGACCAAGATCCTCGGTATTTTCTACCAATTCGTCGTAGTCATAGTTGTAGCCGTCATAGTAATCTTCATATCTCATATTCTTACTCCCTTTCTTACCTCTATTCTACACCAACAATTGTCTCTGTCAAGTGGGGGATCAGGGACTTGCACCCTGCTCTGGGGCTTAAAAGGCCTCTAGTTCGCTATCTAACTTTATCCCCCATCAACCTATTCGGCGTTTACAGTAATTTCTTCGTAAGAATAACTCTGAACACTTTCAGTTGTAAAGTCATATATTTTATCAAACACATCAGCCCAATCAAAATCCTCTTGCATAGAGAGAGTAATATCAGCCAGAGTTCTACCATCCTCGGTCAGAATATCGTAGATGCGAAGGTTCTTCATAATTTTCCTTTCTTGTTCCAACAGTCTACCATACCAATATCGTCCTGTCAACACCCAAAACTTTAGGATTCTCGCTGACTATCGCCAAGACCACCAAATCCGTAGGATTAGCAGAAACAAATGACCCCACGGAGAATCGAACTCCGATCTACAGCGTGAAAGGCTGTCGTCCTAGCCGTTAGACTATGGGGCCAAACAAAGGCGGAAGGAATCGAACCTTCATCTACGGTTTTGGAGACCGTCATTCTACCATTGAACTACGCCAATACTCTCATAACTCAAACATCAGCCTCCGATTAGCAATCATACACTAGTTATCGGCAGTTGTCAAGAACAAACTTTAGAAAACCCTAAGTCGTTATGCTGTAAGCATTTACGTCGAACGCGGCCCGCCGGATTTGCTCTAAGTCCTTTCATATCAACAACTTAAATCGGAAACTGAGGGATTCGAACCCCCGGAAGTTTTTACACTTCTTCTGATTAGTAATCAGACGCATTCGGCCGCTCTGCCAAGTTTCCTAAGCACTAGAGGTAGGACTCGAACCTACAGGTCTTTCGACGGTTGATTAACAGTCAACTGCGTTTACCATTCCGCCACTCTAGTAAATTCCGGGACTAGGATTTGAACCCAGACAAAGAGGACCAAAACCTCTGGTGCTACCGTTACACTATCCCGGATCATCTTCTGCATTCTCTACCATTGCCTTTGTTCATATTCTTATATGTATCTGTCAACGAATGGCAATTCGGACATAGTATTTGTAAGTTCTCTTCTATATTATTTTTATAATTTCCATCCCTATGATGTATTTCCAATGGACACTTATTGGTATTTGTATTAATTTTATTCCAACCGCACTCCTCACATTTCTTACCCCTTTTTTCCAGCAAGAATTTTTTTATATATCTTCTTACTGTTCCATTTGTTTCGTATCCATCATCCATTCCTAGTTGCCATGACTTTATCTTTATGTCTGATTGGAAAACATTTTGACATTTAATACTACAATAAAGTTTTCCCTTACCAATAATTTCAATCTTACAGTTTCTACAATGTCTAACTTTTTTACTTCTCTTTTTAAATAGTCTATTATTTATTTTTGCTGCACATGAACGTGAGCAGTAATTATTTTTTGACTTAATTACTTCGTACTTCTGCTTATCAAACTCTTTACTACAGCAACTACATTTTACAATCATAGGTATCTCCTCTGGATACGAATATATACACCAGATAGAGCTTTTACATACGTTTTTTCTTTCGACTCATAAAGCCAGTGGCAGGAGTTGCACCCGCGACATTCAAATTACAAATTTGACGCTCTGCTGACTGAGCTACACTGGCATACTACTAATCATAGTCAATAATCCCCATTCTCGCAAGCCCTGCGATTTTCAGCGGATCGGGTTCGGGTTCGCTTGGGGCGATTGTCCATAACGGTATACCGATGCTCCTTGTGGCCCGTGGGTACTTCCCACTGCTTCCTGACCTTGAGCTTGATATGGTTGCGTTTGGGCCTCATATCGTCGTTGTTGTGGAGCGTAATCATGCCATTGTCCATTTTCGTGTAGGTAAAAAACTTTGTCAACATTAGGGTCGTAAGCCATCAGACAGTATTGTACCGGATAAACCACCTTTGTCAAGGCCGGTTTCTGAGGCATGGGAGGGAATTTTATATCACCTTTTTGATAATCTTTGATTCCCGTATAGGCCAAACCCAAAATCGTAATCACAATCCCAACCCACTGGATCATCTGCCCATTCCTTTTGGTTTCTTGCTTCGTTTCCATACTATATTATCGACCAATCCAGTAGGGAAACTTTAGAAGATTTTTGAATTTGCTCTAAAGTGTTGTGGGCTAAGGACTTACGTCAAAGCCGGTCGGCCCCGCTTGCCATAAGTGCAATGGCAGCAAGGGTTTACGTCAACTCTCTATATCTATTTGTGTGTTTATATATTCCATATCTATATCACACTTATCACACACCGGCGTTCCATTTTCTGAATACCACCAAGGTTCTACATAAACTTTATTGTCGCACTCGGAACATTCCCACAAATGCCTTACCTTTTTCTCGTCAATAATAATCCACATTATTCAATACTCCATCCAGCGTCTTTTAGAATATGGCTAGTATGTAACACACAAGTTAATCCATCAGCATTTGTATAGTTTTTATATCCACGTTCATCCAAATAGATATATTCGTCTAGTGTATCGTTTTCATTTGTTTCCCATATAGCATCCATCGCAGCATCCCTTGGACATTTGTTGCAGGAATAAATTAGTTCTAGTGTCCCACATTTGATATAATACTTTGCCATGATTATCCTCTGTCTCTAAATTGTTTGCAGTGAGCACAATTACATTCTCCATATCCACCATCATAAGCATCGTAATCGTAATCAAACTTACCATAAATATCTTCATCCCAATCACTAAAACTCTCAACCCCAAGGTCTATCACAACCGGAACCCATGATCCCTTGCGTCGAATATAACCAAAATTACCCTTGTGAGAGTCATTATACTCTAAGCCATTTTCACCCAAATCATAAACTAGCTCAGAGATAGTAGTCCCGTTCTTACATTCGCTCTGAAAACATTCACCATCACAATATTCATCATCATGACATTCCGGCATAGGTCGAGCAACTTCGGTCAAATAACCATGAGCGGTCAACTCACCATCGTGTCTACGAATCATACCAACATCCCCATATACCATAGGGGCCAAATCAAACTGTGCCAAATGAGACTGAACACGATGGGCAAACTTAGCTTCTTGCTCATTCTCAAACTCTTTAAAGCCCACCCGCTTACGGTTAATCTTTTTATCTTTGATAATATAGAAAGCGTTCTTGCTTCCTGCATCATCATACAATCCAACGTAGCTCATTTTTATTCCTTTCAATGGGCTGGAAACAAGACATTAGCCAAACCACGAACACACAAGTCACATGATATACTATCTTTAGTGCCGGTGCAAGTGATTTCCGAACGACCACGACGAATTTCGGGGCATACCACAAACTTTGTGGCATTGAGAACGACCAGCTTCGGCAGTGCTTGTCGCCATGCTTCGGCTTTTGCTTTGCTTTTGGGTCGCTTGGGTGCAATCTTCATGTCGCTGTCACACCATGCAAACAGCTTGAACCCCTGGGCCAGTGCTTCGCCCATATCATTATCGTCATGCACACTAGCGTACACATTCATATACTTTTCCAGACTCACAAGCCGAGAATCGTAGATATGAGTATAAAACCACATATCGGGCAACGTATCACCATCGGCAAGAATACTCTCACAAGCCCACGTTACATTAGCAACATAGTCTAGGTCAAGTTCGCCATTGAGAAACCAATCGCCACGCTCATGCCAGCGAATAGACTTCTCACGACGCTTTGCTTCCAGAATCATAGAGCGGATTTTATTCTTTTCCGTTATGACATTAGCAAAACCGGCAGTGCGAGCATTTTTATACTGGTTTTCAGTAGCTTCGGCATAGCAGCCGTTTCCAAGATAGTCGCAATCGGGCGGGCAAGTATCGCCAACCGGACGACTAACCACAATGCAACCCTTACCCAACTTATCATTACCATCAGCAGTTTTCATGTTCTTCTCCTGTGTCTACCGATTCTACACTATAGTATCGGCAACGTCAAGCAGAAAACTTGAAGAAATTATTGTTGACGCAAGTTGTTGTTGTATAAGGACTTACGACGACCCCGGCCCGCCGAACTTGCTCTAAGTGCTTTAGCAGCAAGGATTTACAACAAACGAGAGTGATGGGATTTGAACCCACAACCTCTAGCGTGACAAGCTAGCGATCTAACCAATTGATCTACACCCCCAACAATAACCCCGGAGGGATTCGAACCCCCAACCTAGCGGGTAGAAACCGCTCGCTCTGATCCGTTGAGCTACGGGGTCATAGGCTGTATACTATATAATAGTACATCCTCTCAATACTGCAAGCCCCCACGGCGTCCCGTGGAGGCTCGCAGCCATTATAACTCCTTACAGTCGATCACGCAACCGCTTCGGCCGTTTCCTTCTCAACCTTGCCATCATGGGCATCGCCAGCCTGCTCGGCTGTCACACCCGTAACCCTCGCTCGCCAAACTTTATATCCTTGTTCCGAGAAAGCCTTGACCTCACCGGCCTTAACATTAGCATGAACGTCACCGGGCAGACTATCGCTCAGGCAATCACGAATCGAATCCACAACCGAATCACGATCAAGCTCATCGGCCACAACGTCAACAGCAAAAGTAAACTTCTTCATCTTATCTTCTCCAAAATTGTTATAGTTACCAAATCGTTCTAGTATCAGTATACGCTACTGTTACCCACTTGTCAAGTCCGTCGTGATGGTTTTTCTTGTTGGCATCATCGCGGAGTCTTGGCTCGTGATACTCTCATTCTACAGTATAGTATCGTCATTGTCAAGGGCGAACTTGAGCGTCGTTGAAAGATTTTTGATTTTTGTCCTAAGTTGTTTGGTAGCAAGGACTTACGTCAAATTCGGCCGCCCCGCCTCGCCCTAAGTTCTTTAGGGACAAGGCTTTATGTCATGAGAGATAACCCTCACAACCCAAACCCACCAGATCACGCAGCAGTGCCTCTGCCGCTTCGGGCGTTTTAAGAGTGATGCTCTGTTTGGCCCCGGACTTGGCAGGAACGAACTTGTCGTAATGCCAGCCACCAACCAGATAGTCAGTCCAATCCTTGGCCTCTTTCAGACCCCATCCAGTGTGGAGTCGAATAGCCTTGATAGAATGGATACGATTATCCAGAGTCAGACCTCCGGTGATCGTTACCATACGACGCTGGTTCACACCCAGTGCCACTTCCAACGCACACACAATCTTGTCGAACATATCGAGACTGCAACCGTTTGCAATCATGTTCAACGACTCACGGACGCTCAGTTCGATTTTGATCATAAATTCCAAAACTTTCTGTATACTTAGGGTCTATTTCGTAAATACCGTCAAAATTTCCGTTACGTTCTTCCAGAATATGAACCTGTCGCCCATCGGTAACTAAGGTATCATACTCACTGTTATCCCAAACAAACTCACCACCATCACTCTCTCGTCGCCAGTGAACATCACGAATGGGATTATAATACAACTTCTCAAGATTGTCAATAGGCAAAGAAGGATAAAAATCCTTGCGAAGCATAACTTCTTCACACTGAACCCATCCACTCACATTCTTTTTCTGTTTCTTATTGACCCATTTCGCCCTAGCTACCTTATTGACCAGCTTACAGCCACGCATCTCTAGCTGATACTCGGCCGGATCGACATAAAATTGGTCAACCCTTTTCTTTCCCTGCATAATATTAACCTGCCACTTCCGGTGATTCTTGCCATTAAGCAGATGAAACCGTACTTCGGCGTGTTTTTCGACCGTTTTCATTTCCCTCTCCCGATAACAATACAGTTGACCGGCTGATCTCCAACCATATCTACATAATAGTGTGCGTGTCGCCCATTATACCAATAGAACTTCTCTTGTCCATCCCAGTTGTCGTTTTCAACAAGGGTGCCGGTAGACACATCGGGATTGTCATAGCCGCCCTCATAGCCCGGAATCACCACCATGCTATCCTGTGGCACCATCTTCAGTTGTTCGATCAGTTCAGCAACAGTCATATCTTCTCCTCACACCCAGCCCTACAATCCTTGACCATATTGCTCTGGATACATCTCCACAGCTTCCCATTAGTATGAACAGCAACACAATTCATAGCCCCATGAATCTTACAGTGTGGGGTAGGATTAGTATTTTCCCAACTGGACTTGATTTCCACTAAATCAAATCTGCTATTGTTGTCGTTAATTGGTTCGATGTTCATATTGTTATCTTACACTACTATTATCGACAAGTCAAGAGGGAATCTTGAAAAAATATGGCTAATCGTAAAGTCTTTAGTAGCAAGGACTTATGGCGAACCCGGCCCCGCTGCCTTGCTCTAAGTGCTTTAGAGACAAGGGCTTGCGTCAAATCACCAGATCAGCAGCATTCTCGATGATCACCTTCTCATCACGGCTGCCGATGTTCTTGATCACCACCTTTCGGTTGTAACCCTCGAACACCAGCGATCCATCGTCACTGAGAGTAACATGGGCCGCCCCACTGTAGTTGCGATGGAAAAAGTACCCCACATCGCCCTCATCGTTGAAATCGTCCGAAATCCACTGCTTGTGAACCTGTTCCTCTCTCATCGCTTTAGCAGCCTCCATGAAAGTATTACCCAGCTTGGTAGCAATCCTATCCTGCGGTTCGTCGCTCATTTCCTCTTCTCCTCTACAACTTGATAGAAACGCCCGTTAACGCTAATCGTACCACCAAACACGTCCCAAGTCAACTCCTCTTTCAAGGCCCGCTTGTGCATAGCCAGAACAGCCTTGCGATCCTGCCTCATTTGTTCCGCCGTTGCATTTGTCGAAATGATTCTCATGACTCGATTTTCTCCAGTTCGCTAAGGTAGGCATCCTTCTCGGTTCCATCGTCGTATTCGACCCACGCCCAACGAAAGGGTCGATCTTCTGGCATACTCAACGCAACGACCGTCCCTTCGTGTCCAATCAACCCATGCATTTCCCCAAACGGCTTCCAACGAATACGATCACCAACTGAAAAATTGCTCATTGCAGATTTACTCCGTACTTGTGACACTGAAACCTCTCATCCATCTTTTCCGGCTCATCGCACGGTTCGATCATAATCGAAATACCGTTTGGTGCGGTAAACACATTACGGTAATCGCTATCTTCCCAATCAGGCATATCGTTGCCGACCCCGATCTGATCCATCACCAGTGCGTCCGCATGGAACGTGGCCAGATCGAAAGAACGAAAAGCCTTAACGTGAATCACCCGATCATACTGAACCATCAACACCAGATACATAATCAACCTCCTCTTGTGAGCCTTCAGTCTACCATCTATTATCGGCGTCGTCAAGGGGGAATCTTGAAAAATTATTTCTAGACGCAAATCCCTTAGAGATAAGGACTTACGTCAAGCGGGGCGGGCCGCTTTTAACCTAAGTTGTTATTTCACAACAGGTTGCGACTTGTATGTAGCTAAACGGTTTGCTTTGGCTTCTGGCGTTCTAAAGTATTCCTTATACTGCTCAAGAGTCATAGGGTTTCCATACTTTATAGTTAGTGTTCTGTTAGTATAGCCAACCCATGAAGCGCATCTAATAGTATACTTATACCCTAAATAGCATTCATCTTCATCAGTAAATACTACAACATTCATGCAGCCCGTCACTACTCCCGATGTGGGAAATTTCGACGTAGGTACAAGAACCTCAACAGCACTACCGATTTTTAAATCTCCACTAATTAGTTTGTTCATACTTTACTCCTCGTAGAATCCAATTCGACCTCCAGTTGTCCACACTTCCCTACCATTAACACTAATTAATCTAGGATAATCATCTGGATAGTCTTTACTGGGTTTTACTGGTCGCTCCTGTCCATCATCGGGCATCCACCACGGAGCATCCATCCTGTCACAAAATCCAGCACACTCTGTCGAATGAATCATATGTGGACTATAAGGATCATTAGGAGAGTATACATACTTACCTTTACGAACACCAAAATGTTCACTATAGTAGTATATGTTTTGACCATTAATAGGACGACGAGGCCCGTGAAAACTAATCCATTCCATTAGGATGCCACCTCTGTTTCGCAGTCCATCAGTTTATTAAAAACACGTTCTTGCATCTTCATAAACTGATTCTGATTTCCCCAATACTCTCCACGTTCCATATTCTCACACACCAGATTATACAGATAGTTCAGTTCGGTTTTGGTTAGTTCAAGCGTTGTGGTTTTCATTACCAACCCTCCGGCATAGAAATTTCATTCAGTCCCATATGATATTTAACCTCAGACTTTTCAAACGGCTCCCATTGAAGTATCCCATCATCATACTCACCATGAGTCCATTCGCCCCATTCTTTATTGTCAATATCCCAACAGAGCATTATTGGCCTATTATATCCAATAGCAGCACAAAGATAATATCCCGGAGTAATCGGCTCATTAGAATTCCACTTCATTATATATTCCTACAAATTTCCACCCAGGTGTCAATCAATTCCTTAGCAGTTATACCATGCTCTTCTGCTAAAGTCAATGCCTCTTCCCGATTGGGTTTATTTACAGCAGCCGATTGGCTCCTTAAAACCCTCAGAACCTTAATGATCGCCTCGTTTTTATTCATACCTATAAAAAGCTTCTCTTTCCTCTAGAACATTTGCTATTGAGATTCTAACTTCGACCCATTCGTCTAGGCTGGTAAAATCTTCAAGACTTTCGGCCAACTCACTATCCGTATAGCATTCCACTATATACTGACCCCAACTCTCATAGTTATCATGGGCCAGCTTTTTTGCTTTGGATATCAGCTCTGGTGTGACGTTCAACATGACATTCTCCTCTTATAAAATTATTATTCGGATATCTCAATATCCTTCACGGGAAACCAACCGCGCCAGCTATCATTCAAATTTTTTACCATAATAGCAAGCTCACCCTGCCAGCAAACCACACTACACTCTTTCTGAACCACAATAAATTCACCCGGATGCAGCTTCAGACGTTCTTTTGTCCATTTCCTTGCGGTCTGCTTTGCAGTAATTTTCATAAGTGTAGATTTCCTTGCGTTAAGCCATTCTACACTACTATTATCGACCTGTCAATGGGGTTTTCTTTAGAATATTCTTTTTGACGTAAAGCTTTGTGAGATAAGGAGTTAGAACAAACCCGGCCGCCCCAACTTGATGTAAGTATTTACCAGCGAACCTTTTACGATCCGGTTCTATGCTCCAACGCTAGTTAGGTTTGTTGTTGGGATCCTCAAACCCACCCTCCCAATGGGGCTCTCTCGTTGGAAACCGCCCACGACATTGGTCCCTAGAGATATGATCAGTATCTCATCACCATGCTGTTTCAAAGCGGCTACTGGTTGTATTGTCAATGTGGTGGGATTTTACCCACACTTTCCTATGCTGGTCTAACGGACGATTGTGGTAGTACTCCCGCCAACCGTTGGCTGCTTAACGCTTAACCTACACATTGTATTATAACGTGGTGAGGACGCGATCCCCCATAGATTGGCACTACTATCCAGTGCGTAACCGGCACCGTCAGCATCATCGCTGCCGCGACATGCGATGCTTATCGTAATGAGTTACCCAACCTAGTCCAAGGCATGGACCCACGAGTTTTGTATTGTGTCACCAATATAGGCTATGTTCTCATTTTGTCAAGATTAGCACACCGAATGAATCGGATTTTCGTTGGTGACTAGGGGCGAAGGGTGGAATCGAACCACCTCATGGGCATTGCTTTACCTACTCCACTGGTCAGTGTCTCGGATTTCCCACGCGCTACCATTACGCTACATTCGCCGAATAAAGCAGATAGGGTTGAGCCATACTCGACAGCCATTTAACCGTGGCTACTTTGATATCATTCTGCCAGCGGCCGCTATCTGTTTATATTGTTAGGGACGGATGGATTCATTTTGGGTTGTCAACAGTGTGCTATCACCTCGACCCGCCACTTGACCATCTACTTCACTGCCCGCCTCTTCCCACCATAGCAGGCGGTTGGGCTTTGGGGAAGTTGCTCACGCAACCTAGCAGTCCCTGTCTTGTATTGTCAATGATCGGCTCGAACTCTCGTATTCTACATCTATTATCGTCAATTGTCAAGCCCTCTCTACAGAAATTCTGAAAAATTTTTAGATTGACGTAACCCTATAGAGCATAAGCACTTATGTCGAGGCGGGCCGCCCGCCCTACCCCTAAGTTGTTTAAGGATAAGGACTTACGATTAGTTGTTACTAGCCCCAATAGACTCACGAACTCTAACCGCACCCTCACTCTTAGCAATTTCAAGAGCCCTACAAAAGAACTCAAAGAAAATATCCAGTTCTTCGTGCATAGCTTGCTCATCAACAGTAGCAGCCTTCAGCAAACGAGTAGCAAAATCAGCCACACACCCACAAACAGCGTCTCGTTCATCACTCGTCAACATAATTCTCTCCCTTTCTGCCCAATATACTCTATTAAAGACCCTTTGTCAAGCCCTGACTACTGGCTGACTATACCCACTCAGCCCGACCCGCTAGGGTTAGGCAGGACAAACATTGGAGATTCGCTCAATGAGCAAATTCTTCCCATACAACTTTTCGGCCATAGCCAGGGCATGATAGGTGCTATATGCTTCCACATAGCCCACAACCCTATTACCCTTCATCACCATATAGGTATCGGTATTCATTCGTCATCCTCCTCTTGCGTTCCTGCGAACATGGTTTCCCACTCCTGAGCATCAATTCCCGTTTTGAGAATCTCACGATCATCCGCATTGAGATACGGGAAAGCAACTTGAATCAATTCTCCGTTGACCCAACGCTGGGCATCGTCAAGTCGAGTGACTATGGAAAAAGGACGACCGCCAGTAGACAACCCACTGAACTCGATCATACCCTCATCACTAACCTTGCGAGTAACCTTGTCCGTCAAAGCATAAGGCTTAAATAGCATCTTTTTCTCCTTTTGATTCCCTGTATTCTACACTACTATTATCGGCTTGTCAAGAGAAAAAACTTGAGCAAAAAAAGATTGTCGTAAAGTGTTGAAGCATAAAGACTTACGACGAAGCGGGCCGGCCGACCTCGCCCTAAGTCCTTTGGTGTCAAAGGGTTAGGGGTTGGTCAGTTAGTAGGCAGAGACTGCTAGTTTTTAGAACAGATTAGCAAACCCGCTCTTGAACAAAGCACCGGCCAGCAACGGCTTTCGGCACTTGGTTACTCGCTCTGCGTAGAAATTACGCACCTTGCCATCCGCAGTTCGACATGTTACCAGATTACTGGTACGAATAAACTCAGGATCATTGGCACGATAACGACTCTTACGGTTGAGTCTAGTAATCTGATCGGCAGTCAACGTCTGCTTGCCGATTACTTTAGCAAGAAAACGCTCATGCGTTCCATGCAAAGGCTGCTCGTAAACAAAGTTGAAAACCTGGCCCTCTTGGGCATTCGCCAAGCTAGCCTTCGATCCACCATAGACCGAATAGAAGACGAAACCCACAACAGCAACGGCAGCAGCCGCAAGAATCGAACCAAACAAAATCACATCGTTCATAGAAACCCTTTCAAATTGAAAATCGATCACAACAT